GGCCTGGACGGAGAACTCCGCGGTCTTCAACGGGTCCACCTGGAGGCCCGGGTTCCCGGCACATGCCGTGAGGGATGCCCCGAGGACGCCTGCCGCAAGGAGGGTGCGCATGAACTTGCCCGCCTTGACGACACCGCTTTTCAGGGTGGTCAGCTTGTCCTGGAGGCTCTCGAACTGGGCCTGCGGGATTTCACCCTTGCTGTGTGCGGAGACCAGCATGGCCTCCTGCACGCTTTCGAGAATGGCCGCCTTGCGCAGGTCAGCGCCCTGTTTCATGTCGTCGATGGTGTTGTAAACGCTCCAATCCATGATATTTGCCGTAAAATCTTGCCCATAGTTTATAGTTTCGGGGAGGAATTTGCTATATTTCCATTAAAGGGCGGCCCGTGCCGTTCCATAAACTATTATACCCAAGGAACTGAAATGATTACAACCATCGCGGCGATGAAGGAAAAGGGGATGCGAATTGTCGTCCCGAAATGGTCCGGCGACTACAACGGCTACTTCAAGGTGGACCGTGGCTCGATGACGGACGAGGAGTGGAAGACATGGCTATCCGTGAACAAGGGCGAAATCTCCCGACAGATTTCCCTCTTCATGAAGGAAAAGCGCCCGTCGTCCGAACTCCAGGCATACATTATCAACTTCCTCACGGAAAAGGGGATTGACGCATGCCCTGCCTAGCTGAACCAATCTACGATTCCGAAGCGATTGAAAAATCCTTCATGCGGGTTATCTACGACTCAAAGACGCTTGTCCTTGGAAGTCCCTATGTCATGGCCAATCCGGCCCATGCGGAACCCGCAAGCAAGTGTCAGCTTGAATTTGACGACGAGAAGACCGATGTAATCAACGCATACGGCGGTCTCCGCGTCGATGAGAAGACCCACAGATATTACCCGGTCATCAGGATGACCCGCGGCATCATGTGCTGGCTCCGCGTTTCCGCGCTGTTCGCGTCGGCACTGTTTGTTGGCGAAAGCGCCGGCAAGGTGAAGAAGATGCTCAGGTTCCAGAGCGCCCGCGTGGATTCCATCCTCAATTCCCCCGGCGACGTGATGAACGAAATGATGGCCCAGTTCAACCTGCCGACCGACGGCTACTTCCTCGACCTTTCCCGCAGGATGTTCCAGATGATGGTGACATGCGTTCTTGCGCACGAGGCTGGCCATGTGTGCCTGTGGCACTCGTTCCGCGGCCAGGGCGCCGATGCTGGCGCTACCAACCGCAACGACGAACGCAGCGCGGACATTTTCGCATGCTCCGTCCTCCAGTCCCTCGGGACGGGCGAAGTGGGTGCCGTAGCTTTTGTATGCCAGATGGCGTCTCTCATGTTTACCAGCAAGAAGCGCGAAACCTATGACGGCATGGACTCCCATCCGGCCACGGTAGAGCGCGTCAGGAACATCTACACCTCGTTTGCCAACGTGATGAAGTACAGCAAGGTGAAGTGGTCCGACATCGAGAAAATTATATGCAAATAACCACTACGTTCACAGCACAGACGATGCTGAAGTCCAATGCGACCGACCTGCCGCTGTTCCGCCCGCCGGTCACGATCAAGAAGCTCTTCGACATCGAAATCGACGAGGAACTCCGCGGGTTCGTGGACAAGTACCTGGAAGCCCGCAAGGGCGACGAGGACACCCCGCAATACGGCGCGGATCCGTTCCTCATGGCGCGTCTCAGGAAGGAGATGCAGAAGGTCTTCGGGAAGGAGACCAAGGTTGACAAGATGGCAGACGACGATGTCGTCGATTCCGCCATCACCCACGCCGTCGAGGACAAGGTCGAGGACCTGGTCCCGCTCAACTTGAAGGGCGCGAAGATTCTCGGTCTCGACCCGGAAAAGGACTGCCCGGAAGGGTTCCATGTCGCGAATGTCTTTATCCGCCTGAAGGGATGGGAGGTAGGCGATGCCACTGCGCGATGACATTATCCGCTCGTTTACCGAGGAGCAGAAACGGATCTACGACAATGTCCTCGGGGACATCGAAGGCATCCACAAGGGCTGGCTCATGTGCCGGAAGTTCTACGACGATGCACAGAAGGTCATCGACGACAAGACAACCGGGCCGGAAGTCCGCCTGTTCCTCATGAACACTGTCCTGAAATTCTGGATGGGGAGAATGAAGGGCATCGAGACGCTGCTCAACTTCGCCGGGCATTCCGAACTGGTGCCTGCGTGGAAGAAGGAATTCAACGCCTCCAAGTAGCTACAATACGAGATAGAACAATGCGGCAATCGCCCCTCCGGTGACTGCCGTTATTGCATATAGTGCCTTGCGCATGCGGGATACGCTCTGTTCCAGGTCGTTCTTCTCGTTGACGACGGTCCCGACATGTTCCGCCAGGTCCTCCACGCTCTGCTTGGATGCCAGGTTCATCGAGGTAAGACGCTTGATGGCCGAGTTCGCGAGCGTGAGTGCGGCACTGGACTTCTTCGAAATTTCGTTGATTTTCGGCTCGTAGCCGTTGATTACGTCTTCCATCCGGTCAACATCGACGCATACGTCGTCCACGATGTCGGAAAGCCTTATCAGGGCCCGGTTTGTGTTTTCTTCCACCGCGATGTCCCCGTCGTTGTCGAACGCGAGCGCGTCCTCCTCGGATTCCCGGCTGATCCGTTCGAGCTCGGTAAGCTGCTTGATGACGGAGTTCTGCGACCGCTTGGTCAGCTCCTGCCGGTTCATCCCCATCTCTTCGACGGCGATTGCCGTGGAGATTGCGTCGTCCCCGCCGTCTGCGAGGCCAACCGGCACCAGATGGTGCAGGTATCGGTTGTCGGACAGCTGTTCTGTGCCCACCGTCTTGTAAAGCTGGACGGCGACCTTTTCGAGCGGAGAAATGATTTCGAGCGGGCAGAATACACCGGCCTTTACCATCTCGTTGAATATCGACGTGTCGGCGAATACGGAAATCTTCCCGATTTCATAGCCGGATGACTGGCGCACGACCTCGGCCAGGACCAGCGGGTCATCGGAGTAGACGACCTTCTGGATGTACTTCGACATGTAGTTCCACCCGCGGTTGGACGTCTCCTTCAGGGTAACCGCGAACGACCAGTCGAGGATGTCGGTTATCGACTTGTTGCGGATGCAGTCGGAGTAGTCGAAGATGCTGTGCGGTGTGAAGGAACCGTTCTCGTTCACGCCAAGCCAGCAGGTGATGGTGTTTTCCATGTCGCGGTGGTCGTTGTTACATCCGAAAACTAGGTTTTACGAAAAACGGGCCCGCGCCGGAGCGCGGACCCTGCCATGCGGTGTCGTTGTCGGAATGACTATGCCTTACTGACTTCCGTCGCGATTTCGGCCTGCAGCGCGTCGGTCATCGACTTCTGGAGCATGTCCTTGTCGAGAGCTTTCAGGTCTTGCTTGTCCGAGCGGCGGAGACCCTTCTCGAAGAAGCGTTTGTAGATTGGCGTCCCTTCCGCCATGAGCTTTACTGCGCGGCAATCCTTGCACTTCCCGTTGATGATGCGCTCGTAGAACTTTTCCGCGCTCCCGTGGGCACCGAACGACCAGAGACTGCTGATAATCTTCATCACGCCGATGGCGATTGCCTTCTGGCGGTTCGGCTTGTCGTCCGGGTGGCGGGAGACCGTGGTCGCGGCGAAACGGTTTGCATTCGGGTTGTTGTCGGGTGCGGGCATCTCGGGCATCTTGCCTTCGAGGGTCACCGTGGTCATGAGGGCCTTCGGGGAGAGCGGATTGTCCTCGTCCGTGCGCCGCACATGTTCGTTCCAGCGGATGAACAGGTTGTCGTCCACCGTGATGACTCCCATGTAGGGGGTCTTCGGGTCGTAGAGGACTTCGTCGAAGCTGCGGTGGACCGCGGCCATGTTGAGGAAGCCGTGGTCGGCGAGCCAGGCGAGGGTGTCGGCGCCGGACACCTTGCCGTCCATGTGTTCGGAAAGCCGCTTCAGGACGGCGGAGCGGGAGTTGATACTGGATTTCATCGTGTCTCCTTATTTGACAAATTTTGCTGTGTTGATCCAATCCGCGAGCATCGTGGCGACCGCGTTGATTGGTTCCATCACCTTGTTGTGGATGTTCGTGGCGATTTCGATTACCTCGTCAACGTATGCCGGGCTCGGTTCCTTGGTGGCCTTGCCGATTTCGATGCGTTCAGGCAGCTTGCACCGGTCATGGATCCACGGGAACCGCAGGATCGCTTGACAATCCTTGTAGCCCTTCCCGGATTTGAGACGGTGGAACCTGATTTCGATAATTCCGTGGGGGAGGGAAATCTCAAACTCGTGCCAATCGTAGTAGTTGGCGGAGCAGTGTGCCTGCTTTGATTTGAGGTAGTCGATGGTTTCTTCAAATTTTTGGTCGCGTTCTGTGTTATTCATGCCATAAATATAGCAAAAATTGCTATATTTTGTATCAGGGCCGTCGGATGGGTAACCCCGGAAACGCCGGAATTATCCCATACCAAACAATCCGACGGACCAATCCATTATGACATACGAGATATATTCCTCCTTTATTGTTCTTTCGGGGCTGTGCATGCTGTTTGGTGTGCTCACCCTGATGTGCAACAACCCGCGGCCGTTATGGATGACACTTGTCGGCACCAGTGTCGCCGTGTTCCTTGTCGTGAACATCGTCGCTCCTCCCAAGCCGGTGATGTTCCAGAACAGCGTGGAATACTATGAACAGAACCGTCCGTCCTGTCTTCTCCGCGACGGTGTCCCCGTTTCGTTGGACAGCCTGGAGTCCCGCTGCATAGTCGATTATATCGACTACCGTGTCGATTCCACCCATGCCGCGCAGCGTCTATGGGAATGGAAGATGCGTTCGTTCCACAAGGCCGTCCCGCAACTTTCACCGAGGAAAAACTGACCATGCGAGTAATGACCAAAGCAGAAATTCTCGCGCTCGACACGCCCGTGCTTATACGCGAGTGGTCGCCGTGCGCCTATAACGACGCAGGATGGATGCTCACCTGCGGCAAGGATGTTTCCGGGCATACGTTCGGCGCCCTTGACCTCGATCCGAATCCGATGGGGCAGAAGGAAGAAATCAAGGAGACGTGGGACTGGGACGGGCCGCTGGACCTCGAAGACGACAAGACCTATGTCGTCGCCGAACAGCGGGAAATCGCCATAATGATTGCCAGGCTCCGCCTTGCCGTGAAGAACTGCGATTTTACGGCAATCGCCAAGGCCGGCAAGGAGATGGAAACCTATGAAGCAGGATAACGAGCTGTTTTCGCCGGGAGCCGTGAAGGCGGTCACCCCTGGCCTGTGGGCCGGCATTAAGGAAGGCGGTGTCCCGAAATTCCCGGACAGCGTCACCTGGGTCGATGACGGGACCGTGGTCACGTTCTACGACCGCGAGACGATGAAGGAAATTTTCCATGCGAGCCGGGACGGCCTTGCCTACATGGGCCTTACGCTCGACGACGTTGCGACGGGAACGGTCCTGTGCGTGCTCGCCCGCGTGACGAACCGCTGGCGAGGCGACGACATTCTTCATCCGCAGCCGTGGTAATTGTATTATTTTGTTTGATTCTGGTCGAATATTTTATATATTATGAACACGGAGGTTCTTATGGCCAACAATGACTGGAAACTGTGCAAGGATGAGCTACCGGCGACGCATGATCGGGCCGTTGCAATCTATCCCCCGTTCAAAGGCAAGGAATTTGCCTGCTGGAACGAACACGAGGATTGCTGGGACACCGAGGACGGCGACGATTATCTTTGCACCAAGGACAAGGTCATTGCCTGGTTCGATATACCTCCGGTTCCAGAAGAAATCAAACAGCTTTTAAGGAGTTCTACATGAACAAGCAGGACATCATCAACAAGGTTTTCGCTGACAAGCAGCTCGGCCTCTCTTCCCGTGCAAGCGCCACCCGCACGGTTGACGCAGTTCTCGGCGCAATCCAGAACGGCTTGAAGGAAGACGGCGTTGTGCAGATGTACGGTTTCGGCACCTTCCGCGTTCGCACTCGCGCAGCACGCACCGGACGCAACCCGCAGAACGGCCAGAAGATTAAGATCAAGGCTTCCAAGCGCGTCGGCTTCCGCGCCGGCGTGGACATGATGTCCAAGGCCGACCGTTTCAAGGCCAAGGTTCGCTAACCTGCCGCCCGACGGAAATATGAAGGCTCCCGGACACCCGGGAGCCTTTTCTGCATCCGGTGTATGGGGGCCCGGACGCTTCCGGCTGTAGTTTATAGATTTCGTGGCGGGCGCCATGGCCGGACTGCCGCGGGCGGTATGCCGCGCTAAACTATCTGTATGGATATGCCTAGCTTCGATTCTTCAAAGATAGTCCGGCTGACCGGCTCGATTGACGAGGAAGCCTCCGAGAACTTTCTCGCGGGTCTCCGGGAAATGTCCCTCACCGGCGTCGATGGCGGCATCACGGTAGTGATACACAGCGACGGCGGTGACACCGAGGACGCGTTCCGAATACTCGACGCGTTCAGGCTGCTGAAAGACAGCGGGTTCAAGATAAGGACCATACTGACGGGCAAGGCCTATTCGATGGCGTCCTACATATTCTGCATGGGCGACTACCGCACAATCTACCCGAACGGGCGCCTGATGTTCCACATGAGCCGCTACCCGGAGTTGCAGGATAACGACGTCACCTGCGCGAGGCTGATGGAGTTGTACAAGGACTTGAAGTTCTATGACGACAGGTTCGTCCAGATAATGAAGTCCGTCGGCATCCCGAGGCGCCTGATTTCCCGGGCGAAGTCCGAGGACGTGTATCTGAGCGCCGAGGAGGCGGTAAAGCTCGGCGTGGCCCATGCCATAGAGCACGAAATACTTTGATTTTTGCTATATTTTGGTCATGGACTTTATAAATTCCCCATTCCCGTATGCAGGCTGCAAGTATGACCTGCTCACCCACCTTGACCGGCTCATTCCGCAGGGCGAGCGCCTTTTTGACGTGTTCGGCGGTTCCGGTGCGGTCGGCGTGAACCTTTCCTACCGCTTCAACTACGTATGCGTCACGGATATACTCCGCGACCTCGTGCAGATGCACCGCAGTCTCCAGAACGACGACCCGGACCAGGTCATCGCCAGGTTGAAGGAACTTTCATCCAAGGTCCCGGAAAAGTATGCCGAATTGCGCAGCGCCTACAACGCGCTCCCGCCGAATGACCCGGACCGCGGCTACCGTCTTTACGGACTTATCCTCTCCTGCACGAACAACCTGATGCGCTTCAACCTCAAGGGCGGTTTCAACCAGACCTGCGGCAAGCGCCAGCTCACCGACAACAAGGAAAAGGAAATCCGTGCATGGTGCGAACGCCTGCAGTCCGCCAAAGGCAAGGTGTTCTTCGGCTACGGCTCGTTCGATCCGCCGTATTCCAACACGGAAGCCGGCTACAATTCCACCTGGACTGTCGCGGATGACGACAAGCTCTCCGCGTTCATGCTATCGCATCCCGGCTACAAGTATGTCCTGTCCAGCTGCAGCAAGGACGGGAAGACTACCCGACTGGTGGAGACCCTCCGCGACAGCGGAATGTACGACACGACGGAAGTCCCGCACGTTTACAAGGCCGCCAAGAAGAGCAAGACTTCCGAAACGGTAGAACTCATTTTGTGCAGCAAAAACTGCCAAATTTCGCAGTAAATTTGTATATTTTGACCATGAACGACTATTGCGCACTCGTAGCATACAAGGAACCGTCGGCGGGGGCATACTTCCGCCGTAGAAACCTCATCGAGGTTGTGAACAACTGGCTCAGGAACTTCCCGGAGGCGGACATCGTCGTCACGGAGCAGATCCGTAGCGGGACCGTCGAACAGGCCGAGTCCCGGTGGGCCGGCTATGCCGAGAAGTTCGTGGATGCCGGAACCGTCACCCACATTACGGTCGAGTGCGACTATGACCAGTTCCACAAGACCCGTATCCTCAACAAGGCCATCCAGAAGTTCCCCAACTACAAGTTCTACATCCTCGCGGATGCCGACGCGTTCCTCGACATGGGCGCCTTCGATTATATCCGGGACCACAAGGACGACCATAACCTTGTCTTCCCGTATGCGGAAGTGTTCTACCTCGATGAGAGCGATACCCGCAACGTCATCAGCGGCAAGCCGATGCGTCCGGGCGTAAAGAACCACGGCGTGGTGATTTCCCGCCAGACGGGCCTGTGCAACGTGTTCTCCGGGGAGCTTTACCGTGCGGTCAAGGGGTTCGACGAGGAGTTCATCAACTGGGGTGCGGAGGACGATGCCTTCTGCTTCAAGGTGAAGCGCCTCGGGCGCCAGGTGATCCGCAACAACACCGGCAGGGGTGCCGTGATGCACCTGTTCCACCCGAAGGTGAACACGCCGGAGTATGTCAAGTCCCTGGACTACCGCGAGAACCGCAAGCTGTGCGCCTGCATCCGCAAGATGACCGACGAGGACTGGGAACGCTACCTTCGCGGGGAGGAAGACCTCGGCGGACTTGCACAGGGATATAGCGACCGCGGCGCCCTGGTTACCCACATCGAGTGGCCGTGCGTCCCGGGAATGATCCTCACAATCGACACCACCATCTACGATGTCCTCGCCGACGGCGAGACCGTGGACAGCCTGACCTTCACGAAGCTCATGGACGTGGTGCTCCAGGAGGACGGGCCGGAAGTTGCCGTGCAGTTCCTCGACAACATCCTCATGCCGCTCAACCCGAAGACGCCCGAACAGCTCGCCGAGCTTAACGGTATCAGGGAGCGCCTCGTTAAACTGGCTAAGGAAGCTAGAGGCAAGGCATGATCCAGTTCATCCGCCAAGAGATAGGCCAGGAGTGTTCCAAGACGAACATGTTCGCGACATCGGTCGCGTCCTATCTCCACGATACGAGATATTTCGACATGTCGTCCCGTGCGCCGGTCGTGGTGCAGTGTGCGGACGGCAACATCCAGAAGGTTCCGGGAGGCTGGTACGGCCCGCGCATCGCCGTGCTGCACGACTGGTTCCCCAACTACAAGCCGGCTGCGCTGCTCGCCAAGCACGTCCTGTGCCTTGGCGGTTTCGATCACCCGGATTTTGGCAAGAAGTGCATCGACCTTCCGTCGTTTCCCCTCGACCTTGACCGGTTCGTCCACCTGCCGACGGCGATGGACTACGACGTGGTAATCGGGGGAGCCCTGCGGGATAACTCGCTGGACGCCCTTCGGAAGGCTTTCGACGCCAACCGGTTCAAGAAGGTTGCCCTCGTCTGCCATACAGTTTTTACCGGCACGGCACGGGTGTTTGCCGACCTTTCGGCGTTCCTCTCCCACGAGGGCGCCGAAGTCGTGTTCAGACGCCAGAACATGCCTGCCCGGGTCCTGGAGACGCTCTACCTGAGCGCCCCGGCCATCATCCACCTCGGCCACTGTGGCAGGGGGTGGCTCCATTCGCTCGCTGAATACCGCAGGCGCACCGGGGCCATTGACGTTTTCTGCGAAAAGGAGTTTGGAAATGAAGAATTTGCTTCAGTCAGACAAGTTGCTGAAATTCTTGGAAATGCAACTTAGCGCGTGCACGGCTGCCGCCAAGAAGGCCGCGATGCACGGAAACATCGTCCGTGCCCTCTACGTGCTTGTGTTCGCCGTGTTCCTGTTCAGCACCGCGCGTGTAATCCGCCAGATTTGGATCAACGGGGGTACGACGACCCTCGTGAAGGTAAGCAACGGGGAAGCCGGGGAAGTCCGCGCACAGTCCGAAGAAACCAAGTAAGGGGTTGCCGATGACCAACCGTAACGACGTGATTTTCGACATGAAGTCGATGCTGAAACGCTTCAACATCGACTCCGACCAGTGGGTGGGAAAGAATTTCAAGGAAAAGCTGGCCTACCTCAAGAAGCGCATGCGCTCCAATGACAAGATTGAGCTCGCCGAAAGCGGGTCTAAGCTGCTTGACGCGGTGTTCTACACCCTGCGCAACGCGTCCGAGAGCCGCATCGCCCACAAGTATATCGGCCTCGCACAGACCGCGTTCGACCTGTTCCGCATCAACTTCATCGTCAAGAACGCTTTCGTCGCCGAACAGTACGAGTATCGCGGACGCTTCGACGCGATGGCCCGGGTGATTGGCGAGGACAACGACTGCGGCCTTACCGTCGCCGAGGTGAAGACCTCCGGCGACATGTGTCGCTATCTCCTCAACATGAGCCAGGCCGACCAGGAAAAATACGACATCCGCTTCAAGAAGATCAAGAACCTTCTCCGCGACGACGATGACGAGGACGAGGGCTACCGGCTCCGTTCCGCCGTCCTGTTCAGCCATGCCGGCCACAACTTCGTCATGCAGCTGGAAAACTACGCCGCGAGCAAGGCCGACCTCGGGAAGGACCATGAAGACTACATGGAAAGCAGTTACGCCGATGTCCGCGTCGCCATGCGCAACGAGGACTATGACGAGGAAGTCATTACGGATGCCGTCCATACCCTGTATACCGCATATCTCGGCAACGTTGACCTTTCCAAGTACATGTTCGAGATGGACAACGTGTTCTTCTCGAAGTTCAAGCGCGAAATCGTCGATTTCGACGTGTGCAACCTGGACGTGGCCCGCATGCGCAGGGCAATCTCGAAGACCCTGGAACACAACAAGAGCCGCAGCTTCCTCGTAGAGGGCGAGCCGGGCGTGGGCAAGACCATGTCCATCGAGAAGGTGCTCGAAGGCGTGCCGCAATACCCGGTGTTCTGGGTCCCGCTCGAAGCCATTCAGCAGGCCTGCATCGACCAGACTTTCGAGACGCTCGCCCGCATCGACAAGTCGATTATCGTGTTCGACGACATCGACGGCATCGACATGAGCGAGAAGAACGAGTATGCCACCGACTTCATGGGTTATCTCGACGAGCTCCGCGAGACATCCAGCGGCCATATCATCATTATCATCGTGAACGAGCCGCAGAAGCTCCACCACATGTTCCGTTCGCGTCCGGGCCGTATCGACGAGGTGATCGTCGTGACTGCGCCGAAGACCGCGGAAGACGTGTTCGATGTCATCAAGCAGCGCTTCCGCCACGAGAACGTGGCGATGCCGAAATGGGCGTCGCTCGGCAACAAGCAGTTCAGGAAGGCCTGCGAGGACCTCGCGAAGAAGGGTATTACCCAGGCATACATCACCGGCATCATTTCCGACCTGGTGACGTTCTATGACGGGGACCATTCGTTCAAGAACTTCAAGGACTCTGTCCGGTCCGCTATGGAAAGCCGGGACAACAGCATGCTCGTCGCGGGAAGTGATGGCCGTTTGTGCAGTGCCCAAACGGTCCAACAGACCGCCACCGCAAGTCAGGACGCGGGGGCCTAAAATCCCCGATTTTGTGCACATTTGTGCACTAACCTTGGCACCGTTTTTATTATAAACAATGACTACCCGCCGACGGAAACGGTCCTCCCGCACCGCCGGCCCAACTTCAACCTAAAGGATTCCTACATGGAAGAATTACAGGACACGAAAATGTCGGAGCGCTCGTTCTTGAAGCAGGTCAAGAAGAAGGATGGCCCCCGGCAGAAGTTTGATCCCCTTAAAATCGAACGCTGCATCACCCACGCACTCAATGACGCGAAGTGCACGCTCCCCCAGGAAAAAATCGAGGAAATGACCGGTGATGTGGTTGATTTGCTGTATGACTTGAAGCAGAAGTGCGTGAGCAATGAATCGGTTGCCATCGCTGTAAAGAAAGTTTTACGCGAAGTCAGCATGCCCGCCTATGATGCCTATGTCATCTTCCGCAACAACCGCGACCGCGAACGCACCCTCCAGTCCCCCCTTATCAAGACCGTCCGCGAAATCAAGCATGCCGAGTTGCAGAGCTCCAATACCCTCCGCGACAACGCGAACGAGGCTGGCGGCACCCCGGCCGGCATGTTCGGCAAGATCGCCGGCGAAACCAACAAGATGTATAACCTGCTCGACAATGTGAGCAGGAAGTATGCGGAAGAACACACCAACGGCTACCTCCACATCCACGACCTCAACATGTATGACCTGACCTTCAACTGCCTCTTTGCCCCGGTAGGCAAGAAGTTGAGGACAGGCTTCGATTCCGGTACCGGCTTCCAGCGTCCGGCACAGACCATCCAGAGTGCTGCCGCGCTTACCGCCGTGATTCTCCAGTTGCAGTCCAACCAGCAATACGGCGGCATCGCCTGCGACAACTTCGATTTCGAGCTCGCCCCGTTCGTGGACCGTTCCTTCCGCAGGAACCTTGCCATCGAACTGAATGCGATGGCCGAATATCGGGAAGAGGATGAGAACCTCGCCGAATATCGCACGCTCCCCGAAGAGTCCGACGACATCGAGAAGACTGTCAAGCGTATCGCGAAGGTGCTCGGCAAGGCCAATGTGTCCATGAACCAGCCGAGGAAGAAGCTCTATTGCAGTTTCCCGAAGAAGTGCGTCGACCGCGCATGGCTCTACACCGATGCCGATACGCATCAGGCGATGGAGGCCCTTGTCCACAACTTGAACTCCTTGCAGTCTCGCTCTGGAAACCAAGTTCCGTTCTCGTCGTTGAACTTTGGCCTTGATACTTCCAACTGCGGACGAATGGTCAGCAAGAACCTCATGCGTGCCCAGTATGAGGGCATGGGCGACGGCCTGACCGCCATCTTCCCGATCCTCATCTTCAAGCTCATGAAGGGTTATACCAAGAACCCGACCGACCCGAACTACGACCTTTACGAACAGGCCGTCGAATGTCTGGCCCGCCGTTTCTACCCGAACTTCGTGTCGGTGGACAGCACCTTCAACAAGCCCTATGTGAAGTACCGGACCAAGGAAATCGAACTCGCCGATGGGTTGCGCAACATCAAGCTCCGCGGAAAGGATGAGGGTTTCGCTGAATACCACGGGATCATCGAACGCTCCGAATGCCCGGAATATGAATACGAGGTGGAGCCGGGCGAATACTGGGAAATCGTCGAATACGATGAAAAGAAGCTCTCCCTTCGCAAGCTGATCGAGAACACCACCATTGCGACGATGGGATGCCGCACCCGTGTCATCGGCAATGTCAACGGCCCGGAACAGACTACCGGCCGTGGCAACTTTGCCTTCCATACGATGAACCTCCCGCGCCTTGCCATCGAATCCCATATCGAGAAGGACAGTACCGACGAACGCATCGCACGCTTCTACGAGAAGCTCGACGCATTGCTCGACGATGCCAAGGAAAGCCTTGTTGAACGCTTTAACCTCGTGTGCCAGAAGACCTACGAGCGCTATCCGTTCACGATGCAGGAAGGTTTGTACCTCACTTCCGATGACAAGAAGCATGAACTGTCCGATACCATCGCCGAGGTGATGAAGCAGTCCACGCTCTCCATCGGCTATATCGGCATCGCCGAGACGATCAACCTCCTTACCGGCAAGATTTACGGTGTCGATCATGAGGTGGATGGACTTGCGGTGGCCATCGTGAAGCACATCCGTGACTTCTGCGACGCTACCCAGAAGAAGACCCACATGAACTGGTCCTGCTTCGCCACCCCGGCAGAAGCGGTCGCGGGCCGGTTCGCCACCATCGACGCCAACAAGTTCGCCGACAACAAGAAACTTGCCGATGTGAACCTTGAACGCATCTTCGGAAAGGGCTACTACACCAATTCCCACATGATGGACTTCTCTCTCGATGTCTCCCTCGACGAGAAGATCAAGGTGGAAGCCCCGTTCCATGCCCTCACCAATGCCGGGCATATATTCTACTACAAGTTGAACGGCGACTTGACGAAGAACATCCCGGCAGTGAAGGCTGCCATCGACGCCATGTATGACGGCAACCTTGGGTACTTCACCGTCACGATGGATTCGGACGACTGTCTCAAGTGCGGCTACCATGGCATCATCGACAATGTATGCCCGAAGTGCGGCTGCAAGGATGAACGCTATTTCGTCCGTGTCAGGCGAATTACCGGATATTTAACCGGTTCACCGCGGAAGAGTATTCTGGATGCTTGGTGCGATGGAAAGAAGAAGGAGCTCATCGATCGGCACAATATCTAGCGTATTTTTACTTAAAATAAGTGCAGCCGTCGAACGGCTGCACTTTTTGTTTGGTTTCTAAACTGTATTTTGCTATATTTCCATGAGAAGATAATTGATTTTCGGGGATACCTATGGAGCTCAATTTCATTTGTAAAATTTGTAATAAGCCGTTTGGCAAAACCGGGTTGACTAATCACATCCAGCGCACCCATAAAATGTCATATAAGGAGTATTATGACACTTTCATTGATGGAAGCGAGCACCTGTGTCCCTATTGCGGCAAAGAGTGTGGGTTTGTTAGCCATTATGGTTATTACGAAACTTGTTGTGATCCCACATGTGTCAGAAAGGCGCAGCACCGGACAATGTATGCTCGATATGGTAAGGCCTGTCGCCACCCAGACAAAATTAAGGCAAAACCAATTATTGACTATCCATACCATTGCGAAATATGTGGTCAAGGCACAAAGAATTTGCCGATGCTGAATAGGCATCTGAAAAAATATCACCCTGATGTAGATATTGAAAACTACTATAATACATATCTGGGAGTTAAACCACAAGTATGTGAGGTATGCGGTGGCCGAGCAAAGTGGTTGGGAACGCATTACCATAATGTTTGTGGATGCCCGGAGTGTACTAGCGTATTGCGTGGCAAGAATAATGCAATGAATAACCCGGTCTACCGCAAAAAAGCGAGGGATGCGCTAATTGCATTGCCGGACGAAAAAAAGCGGGCAATTCGCGAAAAGGTGGAGCAAACTTGCTTGGCACGCTTTGGGTATCGGCATAATTGGAGTTCCCCCGAACTGCGTGAGGCTGGCCAGTACGCCACATGCAAGGCACTATATGGCGATCGGAATTACCATAATGTTGCGCAAATGCAGAATACTTGCACAGAACGGTTTGGCGTTAGGTCGTTTTCACAGACTGTTTCGTTTCAATCAAAAATGTGGCATAAATTCAAGGTGGGTGAAATTACATTTGACTCGTCGTATGAGTATGCACTATATAATTTCTTGAATGCCGCTAAATTGCCATTTATTTATCATCCGAAGGAATCTATTCGTTATGAATATGCCGGTAAAGAACACATGTTCTTTCCAGATTTCAAAATAAATGGCCATTTTTACGAGGTTAAGGGCGAGCACCTGTATAAATATATGCAGACCCCGAACACTAAGGAGCATGCGAAACTGGAGTGCATTTTAGCAAACAATATCACACTTATAACAAAATGCGATGTATTTGCGTTTATTGATGCCGTATTTGGAAAATCGTTGAGTATTGATGCTATCGTTGAGCAATGCTTGCATACCGAGTTCCCGGGCAATGCGAAATGGCCTGCATCACATCCCATTTGGGATTGCTTTGTTCCCGGGCATACTGATCCCCGCACTGCATGGGCAGACCCGGTGTTGGTTCGTAAAGGTGTTCTTAATCTAGTAAAGACATTGAACGACGCTCTAATTTCTGGAAAATATCCGGCATTCTGCACAAGATATATCAAATCTCTGCTGAGTGGAAATTACTTTGATAAGGTCCTGGATAGGTTTACTATTGCAAAGATCGCGCCGAAAGTAACTGCATTACACGAAACCGAACTGTTGCGAATTATTGAGGAATCCGGTGTAGATTTAAGCCCCGGTGTGTATTGCCCAATGGCTGGGTTTGGCGGCATAGTTCGCGGTGTCAGACGGTGGTTTGAAACTCGCGGTATGCGCGGAGATATTGAGGCCTATGACATCAATGACCGGTTCTGTAATTGGTATGGGTGGACTAGGCGTGATGTTTTGGCACAGGTGGTGCACACGAACAAGGTGGTTGTTGTTTGCCCTCCGTTTGGAAAGCAGTATGAGCACTGGAAGGGAACACCGGACGAAATGTCGGATATTACATTTAAACAATGGGTTTCCTTGATTAAGGAGCATGTCATTGCACCGAATTACATATTTATTGGCCCAGAAGTCGATGACGGCAAGAACCGTTGTGGCCTATTTAAACGAAAGGTTGGAATTTCATTATATAAGGATGGTATATGAACTTTTCAAAGATTGATCCGATGTCCATAGTGGACGGCGAAGGCTGCCGCGTGACGCTGTTCGTGTCAGGCTGCCGGAACCATTGTCCCGGGTGCTTCAACGAGGCTACGTGGGACTTCTCATACGGCAAGGAGTTCACCGAAATCGAGGCTAACGAGATTATCGAGGCATGCCGGAAGCCCTATATCGCGGGCATTACAGTCCTCGGCGGCGAACCGATGGAGGAGGAGAACCAGCCGGCCGTGCTCGAACTTCTCAGGAAGTTCAGGGCGGAGCTCCCGGAGAAGAACATCTGGCTCTATACCGGCTACGTGATGGAGCGCGACCTCTATCCGGGCGGAAGGAAGCATGTGCCTGGCGTTACCGGGGAAATCCTGAAACTGGCCGACGTGCTCGTTGACGGCCCGTTCATCCAACAAAAACGGGACCTCGCACTGAGGTTCCGTGGAAGTTCCAACCAGCGCATCCTCCGCAAGAAGGATGGCCGCTTTGTGGAAGACGCTACCAGTTCGATTCCGACTCGAGTCTGAGACCGCCTGGAACGTTACATAACGGGGAGTTGTCCTGGACCGACACCTTGACACCTGCATCGAACGCAGCCTTCCTCTCGTCGTAGGACATCCTCCTGCGACGTTTTTTGCTGTACGCGGGTCGTCTATCCTGCGGTTTGGCTTCGAATGATAGGCCCGGTTCCAATGAAACTCCGCAAAATGCGGCATTGTACCCATACGGGTTCACCGATGCCTCGTTTTTGATGTCGTTTACCAGGTCGCCGAGGTCTCGTTGCATCCTTTTCAGTTTCTCGAGCGTGTTCGGGGAGGCGTATTTGCCTTCGAACGATTTGATTTCAGCATACCGGTTGGCCAGGTCCTTCCAGTATTTCGGCATCATTGAATACGGGACCAGTTCCCCGGTCAAGCCATATACGGCATCCCGGATTGCGTCGAAATCTGTCTCGTATGGGGTGACTTCCGGCTCGGCGATCTTGATTTCCTTGTCTGGCGCCGAGGAAACCTCCATGTCGAGTTCCTTGTGCCTGCGTTCCAGTCGGCCCAGCCTGGATTCGAGAAACAGCTTGGTGGTCTTTGCCGCGTCGTTGCCGGAGAGCTGGACTATGTTGTCCCGCGTCCTGGCGATTTCGACGGAATATTTTTCTTTTAACGAGCTTAAATAGGCTTCCCGGGCGTGTGTCTGCATTTGCGTATCTCCTACACAAAATATAGCAATTTCGGGCCAGTTTTCCTATCTTGAATTTTGCTATATTTCACGCATGCGAGCCGACAAAGTGTTATTCTATCTAGTCAAGCGTAACTCGGACGGGCTATACCTGGTGGATAGCGGCACGTGCACGTTCGGTAAGTTTTACATGGGGCATACCGCGTCTTCGCGGACACGGGGCGACGCAGACCTTCTCGTCGACCGTATCATGAAGCGCAGGGGGATGAACCGTGACGAACTTTCCGTGGTTGCTGTCGGGGAGCTAGACACTTCAACAAAAGAGGACAATCAATGTCTATCCCACTCATCTGTATCATTGCCGGAGCAGTAATCCTGGCAATCATTTTCATGGTCGGCTACGTCAAGGCACCGCCTGACAAGGCATTTATCATTTCCGGTTGGCGTGAAAAACCGAAGGTCCTCGTGGGCCGCGCCGGCTTCCGCATCCCGTTCATCGAACGACTTGACATCGTTGACTTGAAGATCATGACCATCCTCATCAACAAGACCGATCCGGTCCCGACCATCGACTGCATGTTCGTCAAGGTTGATGCGGTTGCTACGGCAAAGGTTGATGCGACCGCGGAACATATTGCAATCGCCGCACAGAACTTCCTTAACATGGAATCCGGCGATACGAGCAAGATTAGTGACAAGTCCGAATTTTCGTCCAGGAAGGTCAATAGCAGCATCGCGAGCATGATTGACAATATTTTGGATGGTTCGCTGCGTGAAGTTATCGGCCAGATCAAGATTGAGGACCTCGTCAGCAAGCGCGATGAAATCACCCGCCTCGTGAACGCAAGTGCAACCAAGGACCTCCAAAAGCTCGGCATCCGTCTCGATACCTTCAACATCCAGAAGTTCGACGACGAATACATCGACGGCGAAGGTGTCAAGCACAGCATGATCAAGGAACTCGGTACGGAACGCGCCACGGCCATTCTTAAGACAGCCGCCAACGCAAGGGCAGCTGCGGATGCGGACATCCGTATCGCAAAGGCCGAAGCCGACAAGCGTGCAAACGATGTCGAAGTCGAAAACGGTCTTGCCATTGCCAAGCGCCAGAACGACCTCGAAGTCAAGAAGCACGAACTCGCCCAGATTGAACAGACTAAGAAGGCCGATGCAGACACCGCTTACGAAATCAAGCTGAAACAGCAGCAGAAGCTCATCAACATCGCCGACGCGGAAGCGAACATCGCGGCGGAAGAAAAGAATATCGAGCTCAGCGAACGCAAGGTGTCTGTCCGCGAACGTGAACTCCAGGCCGAAATCGAAAAGAAGGCCGAAGCCAACTACAAGGCACAGATCCACGATTCCGACGCTGCCTACTATAAGGCACAGAAGGACGCCGATGCCGAACTTTACAAGGCAAAGACGGACGCCGAAGCCGACCTTTATCGCCGCTCCAAGGATGCAGACGCAGGCCTCGTCCAGCGCCAGAAGTCCGCTGAAGGTGACCTCTACGACCAGGAACAGAAGGCAAAGGGTATCACCGCAATCGCAGACGCAAACCTCCACAAGGCAACCAACGAAGCCAACGCAATCAAGGCAACCGGTCTCGCCGAAGCTGACGCAATCAAGGCCAAGGGTCTTGCCGAAGCCGAAGCAATCGACAAGAAGGCCGACGCCATGAACAAGTATGGCGAAGCCCCGATTACCGAAATGCGCATCAAGGCCACGGAAAAGTTCTTCGAACAGCTCCCGGCAATGACCGCTGCAGCCGCAAAGCCGATGGAAAAGATTGGCAACATCACCATCTACGACGGCGGTCCGGCAAAGCTCACCGAAAGCGTCACCAAGACCATCAAGCAGGTCTCGGACGGCCTTACGGATTCGCTCGGGTTCAGCCTTCCCAATGCGGTCAACAGCCTTCTCGGCGGTGCTCTTGCCGGCAAGATGATTGGCAAGGGCATGCAGGAGGCCCAGCAGGACCAGGCCCAGTAGGCGCTCTCCCAGGAAAACGTCAAGCAGCTCGCCGGCGCCGTGCTCGATGCAGTCCAGCAGCCCAGGCAAGACGCTACGCCCAAGAACCCCTGGTAACAACTAACCAAGAAACCCGGCCGCGGGGCAATTCCGTCCCGCGGCTTTCTTTTGGAATTTGAAAATGTCCTATTCGCTGTTTTTCGGTGACTGTCTGGAGGAGATGAAGAAGCTCGCCCCCAAGTCGGTCGATATGATCCTATGTGACCTCCCCTACGGCGTCACGCACAACCCGCACGACAAGCGTATTGCCTTCGCGCCCCTATGGGAACAGTATGAACGCGTCATCAAGGACGACGGGGCAATCGTCCTGTTCGCCCAGGGCCTGTTCTACGTTGACCTGGTGCAGTCCAAGCGCAAGCTGTTCCGCTACGACCTGGTCTGGAACAAGAAACTCGTCACCGGGTTCCTGAACGCCAAGCGCATGCCTCTCCGCTCCCACGAGCAGCTCGCCGTGTTCTACAAGACCATGCCGAAGTTCCACCCGCAGTTCCATGAAGGGAAGCCCCTCCACGGCCGCGGCAAGTCCTACATGTCTAAGGACATGGTGAACAACAACTACGGCAAGTTCAAGGCCACGGACGACGTCCGCAAGGGTAGCACCCAGAAATACCCGGTGTCCATCATCGACATCCCGAAACCGCACCCGTCCAAGTCCGAACACCGCACGGAAAAGCCCGTGGAACTTCTTTCCTGGCTTATCCGTTCCTACACGGAACCGGGCGATGTCGTCCTTGACAACTGCATGGGATGCGGCAGTACAGGCCTTGCCGCGCTGAAGGAAGGACGCACGTTCATCGGCATGGAAATCGACAAGGAATACTTCGAGATTGCCTGGACACGCATTACCAAGCTGGCTGCCGACATGAACAAGGGCGACTTCCACGATGGCATCAAGACTGTCTTCAAGGAGGAAGCCGATGAGTAGTAAAGCTGACATGGAACTGATGGAACCGAATAATTCCGTCGGGTTTCCCGTTCGTGCAGAAAAGTTTGCGAATGAATGGGTTGCCAGGTTCCCATTCAGGGAGCGGTTCGGCATCCGCATGCAGGGATTAGACATCGACACCAAGGTGTTTGACCGCCGGGTACCCATTCTCTACCGCGAGCGCAAGCAGGAAGTCATGGATGCGCTCGGGTTCACCATGATTAGCCACATGCAGAAAGATACCTACGATTTTTGGAGCACGAGCTACCCGCAAGTGGATGTGGTCGAGGACATGGTCAAGAATGCGTTTTCCAGGACGGATGGCTACCCGGACCGGCTCACGTCGGCAATCAGGACGCTCAATCCCGATTGGGAATATGGCCAGCCGACCAATGCGGTAGGCGTCCTGTTTACCGGAGGCCTGGACAGCACGGCGCTAGTCCTCAAGAACCTGGACGAGGGAAAGGTCGTCTTACCGATTTACAACTGGATTAACTCCGAGTTTAAAGTTGCCCCGATACTCGCATATACGATGCTTGCCGCAATATCGAAGACCTACAAGGGCCCGGGCATCCTGATGCCTATGTATCGTGGCATCAATTTCCCTGCCGGGACGTGTAACTATGGCGGCAAGTTCGAGGGTTTCATCCAGCAGCCGGTCAATACGTTCAGCCTTGCCTACATCAACCCGCAAATCACGTCCCTGCTGGACGAGGTGCAGATGGGAATTGTCAAGGGGGACCAGTCCGAGACGTTCATCGAGGACATGCGGAAACTTTATGACGGCACGTTTGCGCTCAGTCACCTGTACGGAAACCATGCACCGGAGTTCGAGAGCCAGGTTGCCCGCAAGCCGTCCTATACGTTCCCGCTCATCAAGTGGGACAAGGCCATGGTTACCGAGTTCGTGGAGAAGCACGGCTTGGGCGGTCTCCCGCTCAGCTGCGAAGCGCCCTCGATTGCCTGCACGGTGTATGCCAAGTTCACCGATGAGGAACGTGCGATAATCTACGGGCCCAGCGGGGACATGGCGATCAAGAGCGTCTTTGCCGGTCCTCGCCAGTGGTTGCTCCATGTGGTAATTTGCGACTGCGATGATTGCCATTCCTGCGGGAGAAGCCGCAATGAGGGCTATAATACGCGTGCAGTCTCGTTGCAATTCGGCATGGAAACCCTGGGCGGGGACGATATTGACCCGGCGTTCATTGACTACGGGGACATAATTAGGCCTGGCGTCACAATACGCAACGATGTCATGGTCCCGCACCTGTACAAATAAAACAAAGACGCCGCAGGAAACTGCGGCGTTTTTCGTTCCGGCACCCGGAATGACTTTTGGTTACCATTCGACGATGAAGCGGGTCTCGAGAAAGCGCTTCTCGAATTCCTTCTTCTGCTGTACGCGCGGGTCAGATGCCGCATTGTCGAGGGTGATGATGTTGGACGGCTTGTCTTCCGTGACCTTGAACCCGTTGTCCTTGAGCTTCTGGATGAGGTCATGCTGCATCTGGTACATCTCGTTCACGCGGATGTCGTCCGCCTTCTGGCCGGCACCGGCGAACTGCATCTCGAAGAAGTTCTTCTTCATGATGTCGACGGGGCAGCCGCGGACGCCTGCCGCAAGAGTCATTCGTTCAAATTCCTGAAGGTGGGTCTTGTAAACGCGTTCGATTGCCGGGAGATTGGCAAGTTCTGCAAGTCTTTCTGCGTCGTTCATGATGTCTCCGTATAAAAGGGGTGGCAGTTTTCCGTTACCGGGTTTGATCATCCCGAGGCTGCCAACTCGTCCGGCTTACGATCCGGCCACTACGTGACGCACAGTTTGCACGTCCGACCGCGCAGACGATTTCGCTACCAGGGGAGGAGCTAATGCCTGCCGTCTTAGGTTCGGTGGGATGTTTCGGTCCGCTCTAGAAACGGCTGTGACATTAAATATACAAAAATGCCGGCGCCGGTCCAAGCGATTAACGCCTTTTCTTCCGGTTGAGGAACCGGAGCTGGAAGTAGTCGCCCTTGTAGCCGCATTCGACTACGCTGTCGGAAAGGTCCGGGATGACGACTTCGGGGATGAACGGGCGGATGAACGTATCAACCAGGCGTGCTCGTAAGGATTTGCGTTTGATGTGTTTGCTCATGCGATGAAACTAGGTTATCCGGCAGGAAAAATGTATATTTGGGACGGAGGCATATATGCGAACACTTCAAGCATTTCAACGCGAATACTACAGGTTCTGCCATGACGACCGCACCCCGTTCGAGCGGGACGGCATGCGCCTGTTGCCGGTGGACATCAAGCGGGATGAGAAAAACTTTACGCCGCACGGCATGCTGGTCGGGAACGGGCCGATTGCCGGCAAGAAGACCGAGGTCAAGGTGGCACAGGTCTGTGCACTCGTCCCGGCGCTCGCCATGCCCGTAGTGGTGAAGACCGAGGACGGCAAGCAGGAGTTCTATTCCGACTGTGCGGAAATACTGCCGAAATGGGAACTCGACACGTTCGCCGAGCGGATGGTCAAGGAGTTCGGTGACCCGAAGAAGGGCGACTTCGACGGACTGTTCGAGTTCAACATGACGACCATCCGGTATGTCGGCCCGGGCGCCGCGAGCGACATGCACACAAGGGGCTGGACGCTTGACATCGCCGGGCACAAAGGCATGTTCACCGACATTGTCGGGAAGGATGGCGGTAGCCACCTGTTCCGTCTTTCATACGGCGAGAACAAGCACAGGGAGTGGGCGGATGTTACCGATGCCGACGTGGAGAGGGTGGTTTCCCAGCTGCGCGAGTTCATCAAGGTCCATACCGGGAAATGGAACGCCAAGCGCATATACACCCACCTGGACGACACGCTCGGCGAGTTCTTCGTAATCAACGAAGACGGGGTCGCGTTCATTCCGGCAATCCGCCTTGCACTGGCCAGGCGCAAGTCCCTTGCCTCCCCGGTGATCGTGAGCGCGAGCGGTTTTGCCGTCGTTCCCTGCGACAAGAACGGGGAGAACGAGAACGCGATAGTCGGCGTCGAACTGGACAAGTTCTGCGATGCCGACTACATCGCACTGTTCAACTACGTAAAGAATACGCTGGCGACCGCATTCGCCTACCTTGCCGCCACAATAAAAAGAAACGAGCCGACCATTGATAGTCAGCTCGTCAAGCAAGAGGCCAAGGACTAGGCCTTTGCGGATGTCTCCGGGAGGTCTCCCACGTCACGCAAGTATGTGAGGCGGGAGCAGAACTCCTGGACGGTCAGCACCGTGTGGTGGGTGTCGTGCTTTCCCACGGAGTGGGTGAGCGTCGCCTTGTTGGTCGCGAGCAGTGCGCTGCGGAACCCGGGGTTCTTGTTCAGCTGGTTGTATGCGCGGTTCAGCAGGATCTGGTATGCTTCGGAGTCACGCTTGATGGGGATGCCCTTCCAGTAGAGCGTCTGGTCGCGGTACCAGTTCTTGTGCTTGCCCTTGTGCTTTGCCTTGATGCCCACGAGAGAGCATACGTAGATCTGCATCTCCGGGTTGGAGAACTTGAGCGATTGCAGGAAGCCTTCCATCGAGGCGCACTCCACCCCGTCGAACGTGAACGGGTGAGGGGCGAAGTTGCTGAGGGTTCCTGCCGGATATGAATTGTTGCTTCCGATGTCCATAGTAGTTTCCTCGTTTGATAACTGAAATATAGCAATTTTCGTTTTTGCTATATTTCAGTCAACGAAAGAGGTTACACATGTCAGAACAATTCCATTTTGCCGGCCTTGACCTGAAAGAAGTGCAGGTCCCCGGCTTCACGATGCACACACAGACCAAGCGCACCCGCATGTTCAAGATTGAAAACTTGGACATCCCCAGCTATTCGATTACGGCGCGTGACGCCCTCGGAACGGACGACCGCCGCGAGGTTGGCCGTTTCCGCATCTACAATATCTATTTGCTGATTTCTGCGGAAATCGGCGACAACAACAACAATTATTGCTGGACGACCGATAACAAGGTCCTGTATGACATCTACGACACATCCGTTTCTGTCGGCGGGCACACTTACCAGGTCAGGTCTCCCCGCATTGGCGACGGCAGTGGCATTCGCGACTGGAACGCCTCCGTGGACTACGAACAGAAAACCAATTACCATGGATGGTTGCAGACCCACCTCAGTTCCATTCACTGGGCACACGGATTCTTTAACCCGGCCGCGGGAAGCAAGCGTTTCTTCAATGACGCCCCGCTCGACAAGTGCCTGGAAAACGCGGAAGAAAAACTGAAGATTAGCTACATTCGCGACCAGCTTGAACGCAATCTTGGCGAAACGGCACGCGACGTTTTCAACGCCATCGTTTCGTCGATAGAAGAAAAGTATGCCGACCGTTTCGGTTCGTATTTTGACGCAACTACCCAGCGCGTGGTGAAATCCGTCACAAACGTGGACTTTGACCGCGACCTGGACATGGTGGGACGCATTACCCTTACTCCGGCAGGCTTTGCCCAGGTATGCAAGGTATGTGCCGATACCGAACGCAAGGAGCTTTTTGAAAACTGGAAAGCATACTGCACCGAATCGTTCCGCCACCAGATTAAGACGCATGAAAAGATGAGTTCGGTAAGCATCTACGTTCCGGTCATCCGCCCGTGGTCGTTCGAAGCGTATTGCGCAATCCACGATCGCCAGGCAAAGGAAGATTTTTCCGCGGCGGAAGAAATCGCAAAACAGCTTGCCAAGGACACCGGGAAGGAGTTTAACGACGATCCGGTCCTCTATTCAACAGGGTACACCAATGACTAACGAAGAAAACAAAGACAGAGAAATCACGCCCGGCAGCACCTGGGCGCACTTCAAGGGCGCCACTTCCCAGGTGATTACCGTCGCCAAGCACTCCGAGACAGGCGAGGAACTCGTCATCTACAAGTGCATGGGCAACGCGGGGAAGACCAACCACAAGGACGGCATCTACGCCCGACCGAAGGAAATGTTCCTTTCCGAGGTTGACCGTGCGGCCTACCCGGAAGCTACCGCGAAATACCGCTTCACCAAGATTAGCGACGGCCCGGCGCCGCATCTCTATCTGGTGAATACGCGCATCCGTGCGGTGAACCCGGACCATGAAGGTTCGATCCCGACGAAGGACGGGCTGCCCTATCGGCTGAAAAGCAACAAGACCGGCGCTGCCCTGTACGACGACCTCTGCTGCCAGGTGCATGAACAGTCGAACGACAGCGCCCTGACTGTCACGGATGTTATCGGGTTTACCGACCTCGGACCCGCCGATTAGCGTAAATCGGCAGATTTTTCCAGGAACCCACCGCATACGGTGGGTTTTGCTATATTTCAGGCAGAGGTAAAAATATGTCAAACGAAAATGAAACCGTTGTTGTCCCGCTCTCCAAGATGCTCGTAACCGAAAAGAAGCCGTATGAAGGCGAACTACAACCACCGCCGTTCGCTTCCGACTGGCCGTTCCTCCCGAGCGAAATCCCGGGAGTCGACGTTTCCAACGCATCGACGGATATTACTCCCGAAATGGACATCAAGGCTCTCGCCATGGCCGCACTCCGTATCCAGCGCGATGCGAAGCGCTATGCCGCGATCAATACCAACAAGGGCACCGGCACCTATTCGTCGAAGCTCCTTGCCAAGAACATCGCGTGCGCCATCAAGGCGGCAATCAACGCCAGTTACGTCGGCAAGAACCTCGGCGACACTCTCGGCGACGCGTATTACCTGGAGAACGTCCGTAACTCCTATGTCGACCCGGGCTGCCTTTCCAAGGACGAACGTGTTGCCAAGGCAATCGAGCAGGCCAGGGGTCTCCGTCTCCGTTTCATCGAAGAAATTATCGAAGCCGGCAGCAAAGGCAGAATGTAATGTCCAAGAACCGTAATTTACGCGAGGCGAAGACTGCCAAGAACGACGAGTTCTACACCAGTTACAGCGACGTCTCCCACGAGATGAAGGCGCTGTTCGAACGCGACCCCGGCTTCTTCGCCAACCGCACCGTCCTGTGTCCGTGCAACGACCTTGAACACCCGGGGTTCCGCGACTTCTTCATCGACAACTTCCAGGGACTGGGCCTCCGCAGGCTCACCTGTACCAGCTATGTCCCTGGCCATCGCGGCCACGCGGAGACGGTTTCTCTCGGACGGGACGGCAATATTAAGGTTGCCCGATGGGTGCTGGATGGAGACGGGGACTTCCGTTCCCCGGAAATCACGAAGTTCATGCAGCATTCCGACCTGGTCGTGACCAACCCCCCTTTCAGCTGTTTCTCTTCAGATACCGAGGTGCTCACCGACGGAGGCTGGAAGCTGTTTACCGCCGTCAAGCCGGGCGACCTCGTCCTCAGCATGGACCCGGCAACCCGCAAGGTCGAATACGCCCGCATCGTTCGTTTCTACGACACCCCGTACAAGGGCGAGCTGTTCCACTTCAAGAAGTCCGGCATGGACCTCATGGTGACCGGAAACCACCGCATGATCTGCAACGAGCGCAAGGACCTGTTCTGCCGCGCTGACGAGGTGGTCCCCCACTACCACTCGGTGCCTATCCGCGGGCTGGAATACGACTGGAGCGGCATCCACGAGGAGTTCTTCACGCTCCCGAGCGTCATGCAGAACGAACGCTACACCCACAAGGACATCACCGTCCCGGAAAAGAAAATCCCGATGGGCGACTGGCTGGAGTTCCTCGGGTTCTGGCTTGCCGACGGCTGCGTCCGCTTCGGCAACAACGTGAACGGCAATCCCCGCTACACGATCAGCATCAAGCAGAACGAGGACAACGAGAAGTACGTCATCGACCTTTACGCCAAGATCGGCTTTCCGTGCAAGGTGGAACGGTCCAGCAAGACCAGGAACCACAACTACACCGTGTACAGCAAGCAGCTGTGGACCTACCTCGCGAAGTTCGGCAAGGGCATCGAGAAGAAGTTCCCGACGGAAGTCCTCTACATGGAACCGGCCTACATGGCCCGCTTCCTCGACGGCTACATGAAGGGCAACTCCCATCTCTCTCACATCGGCGGGAAGGTGAGCCAGGCAATCGGCAGTACCGCCCCGAAGCTGTGCGAGGGCCTGCAGGAGCTCATCCTGAAAGTGCGCGGCGTGCTCGTGCAGTTCATCCAGCGCAAGTCCAAGGGAAACCCCTACTGGATGGCGAACTGGGCAATCGAGACCAAGAAGCGCAACACGGACTACCCGGTGCCGGAGAAGGTCCAGTATGACGGGACCGTGCACTGCCTGGAACTCGACCGCAACCATACCATGCTCGTCCGCAGGAACGGCCTGGCGACCTGGTGCGGGAACTGCTTCCGGGACTTCGTGGACTGGGTCGACGGCGCCGACAGGGACTTCTATGTCATCGGCAACAAGAACTGCGTCAACTACAACGAGGTGTTCCGCAAGCTGCGCTCCGGCAGGATCCAGCTCGGCATCACCTCCCCGGACGAGTTCGGGACGCCGGACGGCGAGACCGAGAAGGTCACCGGCCTTTGTCGGTGGTACACGAACATGTTCGTCCCCCGGACGGAAGACGAGCGAGGCATCTGTCTGCGGGCCACCTACGACCCGGCGAAATACCCCAAGTTCGAGAACTTCGACGCGATCAACGTCGACAGGGTTTCCGACATCCCGAAGGACTACTACGGGGTGATGGGCGTCCCGATTACGTTCTTCGACCATTTCGACCCGAAGCAGTTCGAGGTCCTTGGCCGGAGCGGGGACACCGCGTGGGTATTCGGCGAGTGCGAGTTCTTTACGCCCCCGCCGGAGGAACGGCAGAAGGCGTACAAGGCCTACTACAAGAACTGGCGGGTGCAGAACAGCTACCTGCTCGACGAGAACGGGATGCCGAAGTGCATCTATTACAGAGTTTTCATAAGGAGAAGATGATGAGCGAATACGCATCAATCAGTGAACTTCGCGAACGTCTGGCAAAGCTGCCGAAAATCAACTCGGAAGCCTTCATCCAGGCATGCCGCGAACGCGGCCCCATTGCCCCGTTCGACTTGGAGAACGCGGTGAAGAACAAGATCAAGGAATCCACCGTGTACTACATCTATGTCGGTGCCGGCGGAAAGTTCAGGTTCAAGCCCTACACGCTCAAGCGTGACGAACCGACCTTGAAGTGCGCGAAGAACTGGGCGGACAACCACTGCTTCGACCGCCGCTTCTACCAGGACGAGGAAGAAGCCCGCGCGATGTGCGCCTTCCTCAACGGCAACTGCCCGGACGCGGAAATCGTCCGCACCCGCATCGAGAACACCGTGGGTGCGGCGATGAGCTGGGGGACCGACAACAAGATCGGTGAAATTGACTACGCGACCACCGTTTTGCGCGAAATCTCCAACATCCCCGGGCTCCACCCGGACCTTGTCCGCGCGGCAATCTATGCGGAAAATTTCCTCACTTCCTATCGCGCATACCACGAACAGATGGAGACTGTCGCGAGGGAGGATGAACACGATGTCTGCTGAACTCAGTAAGGCCCTCCACGAGTTCGAGGTCGATTGGTTCGGGTCCCACGGGACCTGTAACGACGCCAACGCCGAGGGCGGATATACGCCGGAATACTATTCCGCAAGGTTCTGGTACTTGAAGGAACGCGGTCTGGAGCTTCCCGATGAAAAGGATTGACCTCGCCGTTGACCGGGTCGTCTCGATATTCGGCCCTCCGCTGGATTTTGTGACCAGCATCGCCCTTCTGTTTCCGACGCTGGCCACGGTTATCGCCCTGTGCGTATGGCCGTTGCTCCTGTGCATATACGGAAACTGCAACGGATGGTTCCCTCCCGGGTTCGCCTACCTGGTTGTCGGCATCCCGTCCACCGTCCTGTGGGTCGCCATCGTGTTCGCCGTCGTCATGCGGATCGGCGGACATCGAGAAAAGCCGGGTGACGGCGTGGAACCTGGCATCTAATTTTGTATTTTTCCTGCAAGGAGATTGCTATGAGCAACAAGAAACAAGAAACATCTGGAATGTCGTTGGCCGCGGATCTGTCCCGCAGGGAATTTTCCAACTGCGTCGGGGACTTTTCCGACTTCATGCGCCATACCTTCAAGAGCCTGGACATCGAGTTCGTGGCGACTACGCGCGACCGCGGTGTGCTCAACGAGCTCTGCCTGGTCTTCGGCCAGTCCTGGCCGGACAACTTCCGCGGGGTCACGTTCTCCTCGGTCAAGGCGAGAGATTTCGAGAAGCTGTGCAACAAGGGGCTTACCGGGGACGGCAGCACCAAGCGCGTCCACTATGAATGGTCCCCGTCCGATCTCGAAAAATGCAGGTTCCTGACCGCGGACATCACTTCGCTGTATTTCAATTCCGGGAAGCTCGACCGCCACAATACCTACGGTTCCGTCACCGGTCTCGGGGCGCTCCTCACCTATGCGACGGACTTCAAGAACGCCGTGTTCCTCTCGAACATCGCCGCCACCTATATCCGTGCCGCGGATGGCCTGCGGAAGGCCTCCAACGGAGAAACGCCAGTCGTCGAAGTAGAGGACAAGAATGCTAAGGTCTCCTGACGAAGCCAAGGTCGAGCGCAAGTTCCGCGGGCGGTGCGTGATGCAGATCGACAAGAAGCACCGCATCGTCTGTAACAAGCTGTTGATGAACGCCTATCCCCAGTGGAAGGGTCGGTTCTTCTGGCACCGGTACAAGTCCTACTCGATAGATACGGCAATGGGTTCGCTCATCCTGTATTCCGTGTTCCAGGACCCGGTGTTCTTCCTCCTGTATGCGGATGCGCTCACGTTTATCCACGCGGCCATCGAGCAGGAGAAGAAAGGCAAGAAGATTGGGGAATACTACTACGAGGAGATATAGGTTCCCGAAAATACAAAAAAGACGCGGTCGCCCGCGTCTTTTCTGTTTTCATGAAGGTTAAAGTTTCGAGATGAACTGGAGCAGCTCCATCTTCATGCCCATCAGCATGTGCTCCGGGATTTCCGCGTGCCCGAACCCGCCCCAGGCCATGTCCTGGGACATCTCGATGAAGCGGTGCAGCTTTTCCGGGATGACCTTGTTGATGATGCCGGCGAGCAGCTTGCAGCGCTCCTCGGTCGTCTTGCTGCCGGTATATTTGAGGTTGACCAGGTCGCAGCACAGGCCGGTCCTGGCATAGTCCAGCGGGGTATAGTTGCCGTCCGGCGGTGTTGCATGCTGTCCCGACCTCAGCAGGTTGCCTTCGAGGGTGAGCCCGTATTGCTTGAGGCGGTCCGGTTCGTTTTTGGCCAGGCGTTCGAGAATATCCAGTTCCCTCGGATCCTCGATTATGATGTTCGCCTTTCCGACGATGCGGGTTAAAATGCCGTCGAACATGATGTTCTCGTTGTAGTCCAGTTCGCTGCGTTCGCTCATTTTGGTTTCTCCAGGTTGAGTTCCTTGCACCACTCTTTGCCGAACCAGTCGGCCACCAGGTGCCTGTGACAGAAGTCCCCCGGCTTCTCGTAGCACAGGAGGACTATCTTCGAATGGGGGACTTTGGTGAGGGCTTCGAGTTCCCTGATGGCGACGCCGCGCTGGCAAATCGGCATCAGGACTTCCTCGTTGAAGCGCTCGATGTAATACTTGTTGTCGCCCTTGTGGCTGCCGTATTTCCACTCCTTGAAGAAACCTTTCTTCGGGGCGAGCTTCGGGTAGCGGAAGCCGCTGAACCACGCGGGCGTGTACAGGGCGATTGACACCGGGGTGTAGCCGAGCGCGATATAGCGGCTGGTCCTGTCGAAATATCCCGTGAACATGTTTACCCAAGCGCTTGCGGGGCGCATGCCGCGTTGCGGCGGGCGTTGTCTTCGTGTATGCCGCGTTCGATTTCTTCGCGGGCCCAGTAGTTGATGAGGTTCTGGAAGAACAGGCCTGCCGCGACAAGGAAGCGGAGACGGCGGTCGTAGAACGTTCCGTCGTCGCTGACTTCGACGAACTTGTTGACGATGTGCTTTTCGGCAAGTTCGGCCTTGACCATCGCCGTGGCCTTCTTTGCGTAGAAGTGCAGGAACCATGCGCGTTGCAGGGCGTCTCTGTCCACGATGTCCGTCTTGATAGGGTGTTGCTTGATCGCCTCGTCGGCTTCGTTGGAGGCGTCTACGTATGTCTGGCAGGGAGCCGGTTCCGAGTAGCTGTCCTCGAAATAGCTGACTATTTCGGAGATGTTGTTCTCGGCCTTGCGCATTTCTTCGATAAGTTCTTTGTTTTCCATGACTGAAATATAGCAAACTGGCCAGCCGGCGTGTTCCGACCGAAATATGGTAGATTTGCTATATTTCAGTAAAAGGAGTTATCATGAAAGGATCCGAACTTGTTGCCGAGATACAGGAACTGATTAAGAAGCATGGCGATTTCGACGTCGCCAGGGCCGTGCGCGAGGAAGGTGCGCTGTATGATACGTTCGAGCCCATCAGCGGTGTGGACGTAGGACAGGAATATAACGCCTACCGCGGGGAGAATGTGGGCCCGAAATACATCGTAATCGGTTAGTTTCTTACGTGGAGCTTACAGAAAACTTATTTAATTCTTATTTCTTCAAAAAGCGGTCAAAAACCCTTTACAGCCGGAAATAAATTTGCTAAACTTATAGTCACAAGGAATACTTATGAACCAGAGAATTACGACAATCATTACGAAGAAGCCCACCGGCTGGATGAAACCAGGCCGCGGTTTCGATGGTATTGATGGAATGATTCAATGTGTTCACCGGTAGTCCAAGTACCCAGTTTTCTGCAGAAGAAAGGGGTCCCGGTGAAAACACCGGGACCCCTTCTGCATTCGCTGGTAAGCGCCGGGAGCCGTCGGACGGACAACTCGAGTAAGGTCGCCCGCTCCTCCCGGCGCCGGGACAGTCAGCACATGTCCCACCCCCTAGCCCTCGGGTGTGACTGGTAGCATCGCAGACTCCAAATCTGCAGGATGGCGTTCGAAGCGTCAGGGGGCTGTTACGCATCTGTAGCTCAGTTGGTAGAGCGCATCCTTGCCATGGATGAGGTCACCGGATCGAAGCCGGCCAGATGCTCGAAATTACGCGCCTATGGTGTATTGGCTGCATCGCTGCCTTCCAAGCAGCGGGATCCGTTTCGACTACGGATAGGCGCTTTAAAATGCTTCTATATGCTAATGGTAGACGAGCGGACTCTTAATCCGTGGGTTCTGGTTCGAGTCCAGATAGGAGCACTAACATTCCGGCGTAGCTCAGTTGGTAGAGCGGCCCCTTCATACGGGGTTGGTCGCAGGTTCGAGCCCTGCCACCGGGACTAACAATCAACTTCGATGCGTGGTGTAATTGGTTAGCACGCCGCTCTGATAAGGCGGTAGTTGTTGGTTCGAGTCCAGCCGTATCGACTAAGGAGTAAGAATATGAACAGACGAAAACGTAATACCTCGCGAATTTGATTCACGGGTGTGGCGAAATTGGTATCGCAATAGACTTTTAATCTATGGGCTGCGGGTTCGATCCCCGTCACCCGTATAACTGGGGCCATAGTTCAGTTGGATAGAACGCCGGCTTGTCACGCCGGAAATCGCGGGTTCGAGCCCCGCTGGTCCCGCTACGGTGCCGTAGCTCAGTTGGACAGAGCAGCCGTCTTCTAAACGGCCGGTCGAATGTTCGACTCATTCCGGCATCACGCTTTTTTCGGCGTATAGCGCAGTTGGTAGCGCACATGCTTCGGGAGCATGGGGTCGCTGGTTCGAGTCCAGCTACGCCGACTAGACTTTCCGGGGTGTAGCTCAGATGGTAGAGCGCCTGCTTTGGGAGCAGGATGTCGCAGGTTCGAGCCCTGCTACCCCGATATGCCGTCGTAGCTCAGTTGGTAGAGCAGCGCACCTGTAATGCGCCGGTCGCTGGTTCGAGGCCGGCCGACGGCTTATGCCGGGTTAGCTCAGTGGTAGAGCAGGGCTTTCGTAAAGCTCAGGTCGCAGGTTCGAGCCCTGCACCCGGCTCTCGCTTTTTGCTATATTTCAAGCATGAAGCAATCCGAATTTACCAGACTACTTGACTGTTTCGTCGTGCACGAAGGTTCGCACGACAAGAAACCCCTCGAAGACTACTGCCATACCGGCCTCCTCGTTGACGCCAAGGGCGACCCGAATGCCGAAATCAAGCATGTCGTCACCGGCGTCAGCCTCCGCAAGGAACTCATCCTCCGCGCAATCGAACAGAAGGCCGACGCAATCATCGTCCATCACCCGAACGGCTTCTGGAAATCCGAGAAGGACAAGCGCCTCATCGGTACCCACGGCGAATACATGCGCCTCCTCATCCAGAACGGCATCAGCCTCTACGGCTACCACCTCCACCTCGACCGTCATTTCCTGGTGGGCAACAACTATACCATTGGCCGTCTCATCCAGTTCGAGGATCCGCAGAGACGCATGACTTTCACTACGTTCCTCGACGGCATCGGCGTCATGTTCGACGGCTGCCCGGCAAAGGAAACGATCGACAACGTGTTCCCGAACGGCTGGAACGTGGCGGGCGACCCGGAAATGGTGCAGCGCCTGACCGACACGTCCGTTGACAAGAAGTTCGCCGTATGTTCCGGCAGCTGCGGTCCGTCCGGTCTCGAAGAGGCCAAGATGCTCGGCGCCGACGTGCTCGTCACCGGAGAAATCCGCGAATCCATGCCGATCTACGCCGAAGAGCACGGCATGGCGATTATCTACGCCGGCCACCACCGTTCCGAAATCTTCTGTGTCCAGTTCCTCGCCGACTACATCATGGGCGCCGGCCAGTTCGAGGGCATGGCGGACGACCGTTTCAAGGGCGTCACCGCGGAATTCATCGACATCGACAATCCTGTATAATGACCGAAGAACAGTTCATCTCCATCCTCCCGCTGTTCCGCGGGACGCCCAAGCAGGTAAAGGCTGCGCTTGCGCCATACCCGGAAATCCACCGTATCGACATCGGCGTGATTCGCAAGATTCTGGGTTACACCGGCGAGCCGACCAAGACCAACGGGACGCCCGAAGTCCTTGCCGAGATGGTGGACAGGTACCGCAACGGGGAGGGGACGCTGCGCGGCCTCGCCGTCGAGTACCACGTCGCGCCCAAGACGTTCCAGCGGGCCTTGCACAAGGCGGGGTTCGACACCTCCAGGCAGGATACGTGGACCACCATAAAGGAAAAGCGCTTCCTGAAATACATTTCCGACGGGATGAGCTATACCGCGATCGCAAAACTGTTCAACATTAGCGTCTCGGCGGTGTCCCAGAAGGCCCACCGTCTCGGGGTTCCCAATGTCAAGCCGGGCCATCCCTGCAAGTTCAAGGGTGTGCGGCTGAGCAAGAAATAACTATTCACTCTCTAACGGGCTGCTCGGAAGGCAGCAAAGGATAACAAAATGGATATTCAGCTCCAAAAGCACAACGAAAAGGTTCCTGACAGCATCATGGAACATGTCCGCCGGGTCCCGACAAAGAACCTTTCCGAGCTCAACGCGGAACTCGCTCCGCTCGGCTTCGCCGCAATCGAAGTCGTCCAGGGCAAGGTTGACTGGAAGAACGACACCACCCCGTATCCGAAGCCGGACCACTACATGGAAATCTTCGAAATCCATGACTATGTTGACCGCATGGTCGGCATCGCGCTCGAAAAGCCGGACGACGCCCGCGACCTTGTCACCAAGCTCCGCGGACTTCGCGAAACGCTCAAAAGCTGGGGTGCGAACGAAGGGGTCATCCGTTATGCACTTCCTTCCGCATGCAGGGAACGCGTCGCAAGCGATGCCGGCTTCATCAACAATATCACGGTCAAGGACATCCTGGCCAAGATTGAAGAGCTCCGCAAGGTCGCGGTACAGCTCCGCGCTCTCGACGGCGTGAAGGCTGCCGATGAAATGGCGTTAAAGTTCGCCGGCAAGTGGATCAAGCTCCATGAAAACTGCTATGGCAAGGTAAAGGACGTGGTGTCGTGCAACAACGACACTTTCGCCCAGGTTACCGGCGAAAAGTATGGCGTCGAACTCGATCTCGTTGTCGAACGGAGCAATACGGACAATTATCTCTCCCTCGACGACAAGAACGACATGGCATATCCGGTCCGCCTTGAAGATGCAGTGGAAGTCGCCCCGCACGACGTCCGCCAGATGGTGTGGGAATGGGAATCCCGTTTCGACCAGCACCGCAAGGATTTCCGCGACAAGTTCGATGCGGCCTGCGTGGGGAGGTAGTCATGCTTAAGTCGAAGCTCGGCGTCATGGACACGCAGTCCGGCGAAATCAAGTGGACCGGCGAGCAGGACGTCGCGGAAACGGTCGAGTTCCTGGTCGAGAAGGGCGAGATGAAGGCTACATTCTGGCCCGACAAGGGTCCGATGTCGTCGGTCAAGGAGTTGCTTGACGCCTTGAAACCGTTGCGCGAACGCGTCCTTTCCCCGCGAGGGACGATCGAAGTCCTTACCAAGGGCAAGATGACGTGCTACAAGTACGGCGTCCCCCGCAAGGAAGACGGCAGGGAAGTGCAGGACCTGACCATGACGGTGATTACGGGCAAGGTGGTAATCAGTGTCGGGGACCGCATCCGCCCGATCCGCGCAATCGAAAAGAAACAATTAAAGGCCGCCATGCGGCAAAGGATAGCAAGGAGAGAACCATGCTTAAGAATACCATTATCATCTGTGCGCTAGTCGCAGCATCGGCATTTGCCGACCTTTGTGCCGATTTCGTCGTGGTCAACATCGCCACGAACGATACGACCCTCCACTTCTCCCAGAAGGGCCTCAACAAGGGCGACGTTACCAACGGCGACTGCCATTACGAAACCGACTGGTTCGGTAGCGGCGTGCAGTGGCGATGCGAGAACATGTACCTTATCAAGGACGGCCAGTCCCTCTACATCCCCAAGCGCAACGGGGAGTTCTCGCAGAAGCAGTTCACGTTCGCCTGCGAAAGCATCTGGTAGGACTTATCCGATAGAGAGAGAAACAACAAGCCCCGGCTTCTGCCGGGGCTTTCATGTTATTTGACGCGCTTGATGAACTTTTCCTCGTATTTGTCGAGCAGTGCCCGTTTCTTGTCGTCGATGGGGTAGCGTTCGCAGCCCTTGGGCTTCATGAACCTGACCAACGCGCGGATGAAATCGGGCGTCACCGTCTCGTAGTGCCTGAACGGGGATTTGAACCTATCCAGGAGCCTCTCGAAGGCGTCCACGGTATACTTGCTGTCCTCGGAAGCGGCTTTCCATACAGTCTGCATTTCCCCGAGGACGTTGTTGGTGTCGTGGTAGCCGTACATGAAGCCGAGGTCTTTCAGCTTGCCTTCGTAGGGGTCGTCGAGTTCGCAGTTGGTGTCGTTGACGATATAGCGGACGCAGTCGCGGTATTTCCCCTTCGTGTCAAACGCAATGCCATGGATTTCGACGAACTCGATACTCCTGACGCGGATGGTGTGGTCCTCGCGGTCAATCTCGACGTCCGGGAAGAAGTTCTCTCCCCACCCGTCAGAAATCTGTCCGTCGAGGTAGTCCACGACTTCCTGGGTGAACGTGTAGAAGTTCGCCATCTCGTCCGCGGTGACGGTGAAGCATACGTAGAGCTTCTTGTCGCGGGCGCTGACGTGGGTCGTGATTTCCCTGATTACGTTGCCCTTGCTGGTGTCCCCCTCGTGGAGGCAGTCGGCGAGCGAGGGTGCGCAGGAGAACGCGATGACTTCCTTGTCGCATTCGAGCTCCTCGATTATTTCGAGCAGTTTCCAGTGGGGCGGGTCGATTTCATCGTCGTCGGACCTGCGGGTGAACGTGAGCGGGGCGAAAAATTTGAGTTGGTGCTGTATCATTGTAAAACCTCTGCAATAAAATATAGCAAACTCGCGCATTTTGCTATATTTCATGACATGGATATTTACTTAATTACGGCGAGTGCGCACTGATGCTCGAACCGGCATGAGGCATATATGGAAGCACACAACATTCTTGTCACTGTCCATGGCCATGAATACAGCGTCAAGCAGAAAAACGGTGGTTGGTGCGTATTTCCGACCCCGTTGCATGCGGACGATGAAATCGAAGTCCTGCGCAAGGCCAACCGGACGGTCAACGGCTATTACGAATCCCTCCAGGGTTCCATCATTTACATGGAAGGACTTGGCTCGGCAACCCGCATCACGATGCAGGTCGCCAAGCTGATCGGGGATTTCCTTGCCAACATCGTCATCGACGAGGACCCGACCCGGTCCGGGTACGACACTGCATATTCCCCGAAAATCGTGTTCCATAATCGGGACGAGTTCGAAATTATCAGGAAGCGCCCCAATGCCGCTGCCCCGCTGGGCCTGCGGGCGCTCTTTACGCCCACCGAGAGCACGATGTTCCCGAACGGCAAGCCGGGATGGAACATCACTATCGACACGGGGACCGGGGCAAAGGCCGCGGACCGGCTGCATGCGTGGCTCCCGTCTTCCGACCCGGCGGTGGGCCGGCTTATCGACTATATCAACCGTTATACGCGAATGGAGAGATAACCATGGCATCTACAGAAGAAATGCACGCAGAATATGTCGCCCAGGCGGCAAAGAACATCAACTTCGAGTTCATCCCGGCAATGCTCAGCAGGCCGGTAGACAAGACCACGAATGTACCGGAACTGCACTGGGAGCAGGACATGAGCGAGTTCCCGTCGGACGATCCACGTGCAATGGGCTACCATATCGGCAAGTTCCATGCAAAGTTCGTCCGCAAGTTCAGCGATGTCAACAAGTCGCACATTGAACTGGTCCTCGTGTTCGAGGAAAACACCTTCGAAGGCTTCCTGCACCCGGACTACCAGGTAATCATCAACATGGAAACGGACGCGTTCACCAAGTATCGCGTCACCTACAACCCGAAGACCGAAAAGCTGGAACTCGAACGTCTCGCCGAGAACGTCACCGTCGAGCTGCATAGCGTGGCCGAGATGAAACGCCTTCTGGCCAACATCCCGGACGACTACCACATCGGTGTCACCATCGGCGGCATCAATCTGCCGTGCGAAGTGACCGGCATCAAGGTGAACCCGAAAATGAAGCGGGTCATGCTCATTTACGGAACACCATAGGAGAAATCACATGGCTAATGAACAACCCTGGATCACAATGGACCAGTTCGACGCGATATGCACCCATTACGGGCTGTCGCTCAGGTGTTTTGACGGGGAGCATCCCCAGTGGATGTCGTCCGGCGTCATAGTGTCCCCCGTCATCGAGGGCGGGGAGGCTACGTTCTGCACGTTCGACGCGGCCAACGACATGTTCCACGAACCGCACGTAAGTTTCTACAACGCGCTCTTGAAGGAGAACGCTACCGGCAAGTACATGACGAACGACATCTGTCTCGGCGGGTGCCCCACCTGCATCGAGAACATGGAAGACCTTTCCCGCGCCTGCTGCACCGTCATGAAGCGCATCAAGTGGTTGGAGGAACACCCGGACTTCCGCCCGAAGGCTATCCAGATCTACGAATACGAGCGCATGAAGGTGAAAACCAAGGTTTCCGACCTCATGGCAGGCGAGGAAATCTGCGTGGGCTTCCATGACGAGATTCCGTTCCGCGTAATCAACATCAGGCCGGTTGATGACCAGAAGAAACAGGTGGAAGTCGAAATTGAAAGGCTGTTCACCGGAGAGCGCGAGAAGGTCCGCGTGTCCCCGGAGGCATCCGTAACCGCAATGAGGAGAGCATGGAAGAACGAAAATTCGTAATCGGCGATGACCAGGAGCTTATCGCCCGCGGGAAGCAAATCTGGGAAGACGCCAAGAAGGCGCCGCTCGAAAACAAGGAGGAAGGCAAGGATGTCGTGGGTGAAGGCGACCCGAGGCTGATTGCCCGCTATCTCGCATTTTCCGCATTATCGTGCAACTGGGAAGGACAGGTTCTGAACGGACTGTTCGGCATATTCCGTCATCTCTGCAAGCCGGCAGACGACCTGGTCCATGCGCGTCTCGACAAGATCGGGGACAGGCATGACGATGGCAGGTACTGGGACCATGCGTTTTGGATGATGGCCTTCTGCGAGGACAACTGGCCGGCTATCCAGGCGGACTGGAACCGTCGCCAGGCGGAAGAAAAGAAGAAGCGGGAAGCCAACGCCGCGAAATGCAGGGAATACAACGAAAAGTATGTCCGCTACATCATCAAGCCGTCCAAGCTGACCGGCGAGTATTACGCAAGCCGGTTATGTACCGAAAAGAAGACTGACGCGGAAGTCAACGAAATTATTGCGGAGTCCCATGACCGTAAGCTCTACAAGAACCGCGCCGAGGCCGAACAGGCCTGCAAGGAGGCCATGGATGCCGAGCGCAACCCGCGCATGATTGGCGCCCGTATCGACACCTATGTCGGCCATGCCATCAAGGACCCGCATAACGCGAAGTTCCGCGAAGACAATATTGCCAAGCTCAAGAAGATGATGGGGCGGAACAAGGACGCCGATGCAGCAATCGAGAAGTCGCTCGTCTATATCAACGCCTTTGTTGAATATTACACGACGCTCGAAGCAATCAACCCGGAACTGGAATCGGTCGATTCATGCAGCGGGCTCCGTCATGACGACAACACGCCGTTTGAAGACGATTTCGACTGACGGGGGCAACATGCAGCAACCAGTCCTTGACCAGATTGTGGGGTGCCCGCGGTTTACCGAGATGCTCAATTCAGATGCCGCCAAGAAGATTGTGCCTGTCAAGCCCCAGGCAGGCGATGCGGGTCTCGCGAAGGCGCTCCGTGACATCAATTCGCAGAACCCGTGGGAGACGGCAACACGGTTTTCCAGAGGTGAAAAATGACACCAGCAGACTGTTTCGGACAGAGATACTTGGCAGCCGATCCCGGGTTTCCGGCTAAGTTCGAGTTCAGACCGAAGAACGTCGAGAGCACCCCCTGGCTGCAGAACGCGAACTGCGTTTACCGGCTCTTCAAGGTATATCCGTCCTGCAAGTGGCTGGTCGGGTATTACGAGACGCTCGGCGAGGCCAAGCGGGAGACTTTATATCTTGACCGGTTCGAAAGCGAACCTGTCGAGATTTCATACGAGGCCGAGGAAATCCCCCTCCAGCTGGTGCCGGAGGAAGTCAGGAACCGCTGGAAACGAGAGGCGGAGGAAGCCCGGTTGGCCGAAGAACGGGCAAAGAGGCCATATCCGATTCCCCTGGTGCGCCAGGGTTGGCCGAAACTGTCACTGACACCGCCCAGTGCCAAGGAACTGATTGCCGAGGCAAACCGGTGGGCGCAATCGCGCTCCATCAAGAAACCACAAGGGAGACCCATCTAATGGACATGCTGAAATTCGTGAAGTCGATCGTGGAACAGGGCGGCTATGTCCTCCCCAAGCATCTCGCCGACTACTATAAGGACGCGTACAATCCGTCATCTAGGTCCGATTTCAATATTACTGAGCGCGGTGAATATATTGGCGGCGTATCGTTTGCTTTCATAGACCGGCCCTATGTCATGTTCAATTTCCACCTGATACATAACGTTGACTATTCGTGCGACGAGAAAATCAGGAATGTCTTTGCGGGCGAACCGACATTATTCAACGCGCATATCAATGGCGCTTCGGTCTATACCAACTACATGCTGGTGAAGGAAAAGTACCTGGATTTCATCGCGCTGGGAAAGAAATACTATAACATCGACTATCCCGATACGCCGGAGGCGAAACTGGCAATGCTTCGACGGCGCGGTGGCAGGCCGTTTGACAAGAAACTGCAGGCCGTTTACAAGAAGCGCAAGAAGGAAGCCGTCGCGATTGTCGAGGACTTCATGAAGTCCTTCTACAAGCGCTACCCCTACATGGTGGAATATGACCGCAGGTGGTCTAAGATGAGCGGTTCCGACCGTTTCCACTACCTCATGCGTGATACCGCCCTCCTCAACGAGATGGGGCTTAAGTTCAACGACGGCGAAAAATACAGCATCCACATGTTCAGCAGGATTACGAAATGAAAGACGTTACACCCATGACCATTTTCGGCAAGGAGTTCCAGGTATATACCGGCTCCTGCTGCTCCGCCGGATCCGCGAAGCGCACGCTGTATGTCGAGGTTACCGACATGTGCAACGCGAAGTGCGGCTTCTGTTCCCTTGCCAAGACAGGCGGCGCCAAGAAGCGCAACGTCCTGGATCCGGGCGTGCTGTGGCTCTGCCTCGACGAGCTGGTGAAGGCCGGCGCAATCGACCGCGTGTCCCTCACCGGCGGGGAACCCCTTCTCCCGGGTAACGACAGGCTCTATGGGCTGTTCGACACGCTCGAGCAGAGCGGCATCGACTACTACGCGCTGACCACGAACGGGACGTTCCTGGAACGGTCCCTTCCCGTCCTCGATAAACGCCCGAAGCTGAAATACGTGAACGTCAGCCGTCACAGCTTCAGCAACGCGCAGAACCGGGAGATTTTCGGGACCGACGTCCCGGACATCATCGACGTGGGGAGGCTGTTCTCGATGCTCGACAACGGGAAGCGCAAGTTCCGGCTCAACTGCACGATCACGAACGACATTTCCCGAGTGTGGCTCGACAACTACCTGAACATCGCCATGAAGCACGGCATCGACAACTTCCTGTTCCGCGCGGAGTATTTCGGCGGTGCGCCGAGGCATATCAAGGACATGTTCGGGTCGATGCTTGGCGGATTAAAGGAGTCTACCAAGTGCCGGTGCTTCTACGGGTTCATCGGCGGGGCCAAGGTGGAGTTCCGCGCGGTGGATGCCCGCAGGGAGTTCGAGATCGAGCTTGAGCATAAATACATCCGCAACTTTGTCCTGCACAGCGACGGTAAGTTGCGCGGAGGGTGGTCCGACGAGGCCGTCCTCATTGCCGACCTGTCTGTTTAGAAAATTTTACAGTCGATTTTTAAAAATTAGTATCATTTTTTGAAATCCGAAACCTAATTTTATAAGGTAAACATGTTCCAGACAGAACCGAGGCATCTATGTATAGGCGCAATCCTGACCTCCGTGGCGAGGGAGAAGAGATCCGGCTCGAACCGGCCCAGTTGCTCGAAATCGAGAAGTGCAAACACAACCCGAGATACTTCCTCGAAAACTACTTCTACATCCATTCCGTGCTCGGCGCGGTAAAGTTCCCCCTCCGGCCCAGGCAGGTGCAGGAACTCGACGCGATCCGCGACAACAAGCTGATCAAGGGGGACTGGTATCGCCAGGCCGGCTTCACCACCCTCGTCCTCGGCTACATGCTGTGGGCCTGCATGTTCCGCCCGAAATACGCGGCGCTCTACATGATGCCCAAGCGCAAGGCCGCGGAAGGCTATTTCAGGTCCATCGTCCGGGAGATGTACCTGCGCATCCCATACTGGATGCAGCCCGGCGTTACCGTGTGGACTGCGAATAAAATACGGTTCTGCAACGGGAGCGTATTCTGCGCCCGTGCGGAGCTGGAAAAGAACACCCGCGGCATCGGGTGGGACTTCCTGTTCCTCGACGACTTCGGCTGCCTGACGGACAGGGCGATGCGCGATTTCACCAATGTAGTGTTCCCCGGCTACGAAGCACGCGCAAGGGCGAAACTTGTCCTCGGCGGTGCGCACCGTTTCGGCAGGCAGCGGCCCGCGAACCTCACGTTCTGGGAGAACTGCACGATCCCGTTCCACGTGTCCGAGCATACATGGAAGGACGACCCGCGTTATGACAATAGCTGGGCGTTCAAAGAACGCCAGCGTATCGGGGATTTTGCGTTCCGGCAACGCTACGAGGGCGAGATTTTCGTCTCGATACCGTCCAGCCAGCACCAGCGTTCCCGCGGGATAGAATGGATCCCGACTTCGGAACGGCTCCCGGAAAGCGGTGCCCGTGTCCTCGTCACCGTTGACTACTCCGGCAGGGAGACCTGTTCGGCGATATTCTACGGGAACAAGGATAACCCGCAATGGGACGACGGGACCGGCGAATACTACTATGACCATCAAAACGTTCTCGCATGGGCAGAACGCCCGGAACCGTACAGGGGGTAAACATGCTGATTAGCCACGGAACCCCGTCCGAAGTGCCGGACACGTCAGAAACGAGAGAATCGTTTGAGCCTTTATTCAAGGAAGTGCGCGACGAGATTGACAAGGAAACATTAACCGCCATGGAGCAATATCATGCCAAACATTGCAAGGAAACGCGAGCGCAAGCGCGTGAAGAAGCTGCGCAGGATTGAAAAGGCCAGGAAGGCATGGAACCGCCTGCTCAACATCAGGGCCAAGTGGCCGGAAGGGATGGACGCGCTGATGAACGCCGCGTGGGACCCGCAGATGTCCCTGCTGTATCATGACATCCCGGGGGAGATTAGGGATTGAGACAGTTCGACTATGACAAATATCTTGAAATCATGCTCGGCGGTCTCCGGTATGACGAGGCGCACATGCGCAACGAAACTGAGCTCGCGATCGGTTCCGGCAAGGATGACCACGCGATTGCTACCGAGATGGTTTCCCGGCTCAAAGATGCCGGTTACGAGGCATGGGTCCGGGCGGACCATTATCCTATAACTAAGGACTATCTCTACGTTGTCGTGGCGAAGTGCAAATATCCGAACCATTTCGACCGGCTCGACAAGGATATGTATGCGCTGCTTGATACCCGTAACGGCGAGATAGTGAGCATCCCCGACCACGGGCGCCTGACATACGCCATATTCCCTACGTTGGAGGATGCGCTCGGCAAGAACGGCATGAAGCATGACGAGATTGTCCGACACCGGGGCGCGGAGAACATCAGGCTTATTACATTGAAGATGGACCAGGACATAACGAAAAAGGCCGGGAACTAATCCCGGTCTTTTATTTTTGTCGCCTCTTATTTGTCTTCCTGCGACTTCTCGTCGGTTATATCTTCGCACGAGAAATTTTTGTAGATTTTGTCCCGGTACGGGTCTTTCCCGCCGTTCAGGGCCTTGTATTTCTCGTAATCGAAGCCAGATTCGTCGATATACTTCTTTATCAGTTCGACACACTTGGTGAATACCGGCCTGCGTAAATACGAAATGGGTCTATTTATCAACCACGCATTTCCTTCAGTCCAGTCTTTATTGTGTGTAACGTCATTAAGCATGCTGATCTGGCCATAAAAATTCTTAAGGCTCCATTCATGGCGCGGCATGGCAACCGTCCACACAGGGATGTCCTTGTACGTGGCAACATACTGACGGTTATTCCAGTAGCCGCAGTTAGTTGCGTATACGCCGTCGCCACGATAGATGAGGATACGCAAGCCCATCTTCCTGGACCAATTTATATAGTCATCCAGGTCGGGAATATCTTCGGTGTCCCAGCTTTTATATCCCAGTTTCTCTGTCTCGTCGTAGGTAAACTGGTCCAGTCCGTGCGACAAGAATTGATGTTCCGATTTCGGGTATATCCTATCCAGCATTTGCCGCTCCATACTTAATGTCTTCGTTCATGATGCACTTGACTCGTTTGGCCAAGTCATCTATGGTTTCGTGTTCAAAATCACACAGCGTACTCCAACCGCCGAGACCGCAACCGCTGAGCACGTAAGGTTTTACCGAATGCTTCTTGACTACATGGACAGCATACGTCGACAATGTCGGAGTTTTCAGCTTCCATAGATAGTCGTCTCGCGAACGGTCGTCTCCTACGTCGTGGACCTCTTTGAGAATTTCGCTATGCAGCGCCGGGAACACGTCGCGTATTCGCTGAACCTCTTCGTCAGTGAACCTTATTTGGCGGAGCAATATTGATTTCGGGTTGTTCAGGATTAGGTAGACGTTGAGCCGTTCGTCTTCTACGGCGTTCACGGCGTCGATCGCTTGCTGAAGACGGCCCGGGTCGAACTCGTCCGGCTTCTCGGCTACTGCATCCTGCATCGCCTTAATGACATTCTCGCGAAGCCGCTTAATACGGTCAGTCTCTTTCTGTTCCATAACTGCTCCCTTATTTGCCTTCCCGCATCGCAAGCAGGTTCTGTTCCCTGATTTCCGGCGGGACGTCCTCCGGGTGGAACGGTTGGACGATGATGCCCGCCTGGTCGAGCTGGCCACGGATATGCGACTGCTTGGGGAACAGTGCGGACAGCATATCCTGTGCCTGCTTCTTGCTCATGCCGCGGATTACTTCGACCTGGCTCTCGACACATTCCAGGACCATGTGCTTGCTTACGTTGGGGTCGGCAAGCTCGAACTGGTGGACGATGGACAGCTTGCCGTCCTGGCCTTTTGACACCTTGTAAACGTATTTGGGGTTCTGCCGGGCGACAGCTTTCAAGAAATTCTGACAGTGTTCCAGGGACATGTCGTCGGTGAACCCCGAGAACACGATGGAGTTAAGCAGTTTGCGTATCGGTTGCACTGGAAGCCTCCTTCGACGTGTTGATGATGGTCGGGGGAACCTTGTCTTCGCGGTAAACGGCATGGAGCAATGTATCTACCTTGCCGTTTACGCAGATGTCGAAACCGCACTGCTTCAACGCGCTGATGATGTCGGTTGCCACGATGCTGTTCTGGCAGGTCGTGCCGTTCTTGTTCAGGCAGATGATGTACCGGTATTCGGTGAAGTCGTCCGGCTTGCGGGTCGGTTCTGAATACAGGAGCAGGAGTTGCGTATTGCTCGGGCCCGGAATTGCCATGTCGAAATCGGCATACTTGAGGGCCTCGTCAACGTTCGGAGCGGTGACCCTGAACTGGTTGTAAATGCCGTCTTTCCTGAGCAGGACGATGTATTCTCGTGTGGTGGTTTCACTCATTGGTGTGTCTCCTTAATAGTTTTATGGTTTGATAACCCTGATATATCGGACGTTGACCGCGTTCCTGATTGTGCTGCCATCCTGGCAGTGCACGATGGACGCGTGGGGGTTGCTCCGGTAAAGGTCGATTGTCTGGTGGGTGCCGATGCACCGGTGGCCGTCAACTTCCAGTTCATAGACCGGAAGACGGGCGGGATCGTTGGAAATGATTATCAGGGCGATTATTCCTATGCCCAACATAATCACGACGGTTGCCACGATGTTGAGTTCATGGTCGCGCAGCCATTGCTTGACTTTCCCTGGTTTCTCCGGGACACAGTCAGGCAAGCCTGGCGTCATGAGGTATGGGTGCTGGAACGGCATAGACTAATCGTTCGCCTCGACAATGCCTTCGACTGCTTCGTTGAGCTGCTGGATGTCGTTCGGATCCAGCTTGCCGAGCTTCCTGTCGAAGCGGATGTAGCTGTTGATGTTGTTGACGAACTTGGAGACGCTCATTTTCCCGTCCTTGGCGTGCGCCTTGTTGCGGAGTTCCAGCGCGTCGGCGAGGATCTTGCGGCCCTGGCCTTTCGGGTCCGTGACGGAAAGCCGCGGGACGATGCGGTATTCGACGAGTTCCCCGTCCTTGGGTTCGTCGAACCCGATTACGGTATGCTCCGGGTTGCCCTGGGTATCTGTATAGAGGTAGATGGCCAGATCGTCGATGCTGCATTTGTCCTGCCGGATGAGGATGCTGGTGCCACGGAGTACCGCCCTGCGGTGGATGCTGTCAACCATTTCGGGTTCGACGGAACGCACGAACATGGCCATGCACTCCCCGTCCGGTGCCGGCTTTCCCGACATGACGACCTTGTTGATTAGCAGCTTGTCCAGGGTTTCCTGCAAGCCGCCGAGCCCTTCTGCGCGGACGCAGGCTTCTGCCTTAACAAGTTCCTGGTTAAGCGTGGCAATCTGGTCCTTGATGTTCTGGACGTCTTCTGCGGTATATTTCTTTTCTTCGGCCATAATGTGGTCCTCCGGCATGAAATATAGCAAAAGTGCTACTTTGCCAGCGCCTTCCAGTCCACCCACTCGCTCTCGTCGCGGTTGTACCGGTTGTTGTGGAACTTGTGAGCGACGGTGATGTTGTAGTTGGACGGGTCCTTGCTGGCCTTGACGGCAGCGGCGACCGCGGCTTCCTGGTTATCGAACGTTTCGGACCAGCTGTCTACCAGGCCACCGACGTCGGGGAAATCGTATTCGAGGACATACTTGTGGTTGGTGTAGCGGGATGCCCGGACCTTGTTGGAGTATTCATCGTATTCTTCGTAGAATTTGCCCTTGCTGCCGGGGTGGAAGATGCTCTTCCATGCCTCGTAGGGGAGCCTGGTATATTTGCGGTCGCTGAAAATGTCCGGGTAGTGGTGCCCGCACACGCCTTCCTTGGCCTGTTCGGTGCTGAAAACAAACCAGCCCTCATGATTGGGCTCTACGCCGCATCCGGGATTCCAGAAGCAGCAGACTGTGGTGTCGTTCACGTAGTAACGGTTACTGCACTTGGCGCAGCAGCATTTCTTATCCATTCTCGATCCCCTTGGATTGCGACGTGTCCCATGGACACGGGACAACCGTATCAAGCCGTTTGTGGTCTGCCCCAATCCGGTATGCCGTTATGCGCAGGTCTTTGAGCTTGGTCTTGTCATTGGTGGAGTAGAACCGGTCACCATACCATTTTTCCAGCTTGATGCCGGTTCCTTCCAGGTTGACTTCATATACGACATCGTGGTCCCAGTCCACACGCTTTTTGTATTCATCGAATAGCGCACGGTGGAGTAGGCGCCAGTCGCTGAGGGGCGTATTGCCATCATTGAATACGAGGCCGCTGACGATATAAACCTTTTTAATTCTTCCCATGCTACTCAGCTCCTATTGTAAAAGGCGTTGAGTCGTTTCTGATATTCTTCCATCATCTTAGGTTCGCGTTTCTTCTGGCGTCGTAAACGGGCCAATCCGTTCTTGCGTTCCCTCCTGACGGTTTCGATTGTAGTCTTTTTCGGGTCGTGACAGAACTGTTTCAGCATGTCGAGAAACTTTTCCACGTCATATCCGCTCCAGAGCAACTTCTCGTTCTTGAACACTTCGCCTGATTGCAGCAGCATCAGCATATCCCCCGGATCCTCCTGGGTACGGTCGGGCGCGACGGACGGGTACATGTCGGCATATCCCAGCTTCCCGAAGGTAGCCGTCACGGTCCCGTCACCGGGGATGTCCAGTTCGCAGTCGGGGAAGAACGCCCTGCACATGATGCAGAAGCGCTGGACAAGGAACGGGGTGTCTAGTGGCTGGTATGGCATTACTTCACCTCCTTGCACTTGATCTTGCCGATGGCCGGAAAATAGTGGACGTATGTGTTCTTTCTGTTCGTTTCTTCATTATGGAACGCGAAATTATCCACCTCGCATTCTAGCGTCTTTACGGGAACCTGTATCTCGATGCACTGGGCCTTGAATGCGACCCTCGGCTTCTGGATTTGGGCTCGGACGGCCTCGCATTGTTCCCGCGTGGCGAATTGCAGGTCCGCGGTCACCGTATATCCGGTGAAGATGAAAAGGGCGAACATGGTGCTAAACATTGGATGCCTCCTTGCCCGGGTGTGGGACGATTTTAAAGACGTAGGGGCACATGATTACGGTGTCCTTCGGGATGCTGTCGCAGAGGTTCTTGAGGCCTTGCTTGATGTCCCCGTTTGCGCCCGGGAGCGGCTTGATGTCGATTGCTGACATAGTTACCTCACCATTCAAAGTGCATCGCCTTGATCCAGTCCTTGATGCAGGCCATCATCGGGCGTTTCTTGTATATTCCGGTCGCCTTGTATGCGTATATGCTGCCGTCCCAGCACATGTCCTCGGTGTCCGCGCCGTCCGGTGCAGCTGCCTTGATGTAGTCGATGCTTTCCGGGTTGTAGAGGAAGTCCATGAAGCGTTCCATGAACGTCTTCTCGTCCGTCTTGAGCTGGCCGAGCATGCACTCGAACGGCCAGTGCGAGCGCGGCGCCTCGGCCAGGTTCGGAATCGGCCTGAACTTCTCGTGCCAGAAGTGGTCGGTAAACATGGCGAACGCGTCGCGGAAGCTGATGTTGCTGGTCTCGGTCACATCGTATTGGCCGTCCGCAAACTGCTGCTTGTAGCTGAACGGGAACTCGTACCACGGGACGCGCTTGCGGGTCTCGTCCAGTTCCTGCTGCTTCTTGATCAGGCGTTTGGTCTTTTCCTTGGTGATGGCGCCGTTCACGTAGGCTTCCGCCTCCTGGAGGAGTTCCGGGTGGCACTCTTCGATGAATTTCCTATACTTGCTCATTTGCGGTCTCCGCCATGGTGAATGTTACGTTGAGCCGTTCGTTGCAGTGGGTGCAGTAGACGGCGAACTGGGGGAACTTTTTCAGCTCGGACACCGGCTTGGTGAAGGTGTTGTTGGTCCCGCATTTGCACTGCCAGTCCACCTGGTATTCGTCGTCGCGGAACATGTGGGGGATGCGCTTCCAGTAGCCCTTGGGGGCGCCCGGGTGGACGATTGCGTGCCGCGTCGGCTGTTTGGGTGGCTCCACGTCCAGACAGTCGGGCGGGACGGCCACCACGCTGCACATGCTGGTGTCAAAGCCTTCTGCCTTCAGCCGTGCCATGCCTTCTGGATCCGGCTCGAACTTTATTGCTTCTGCCATGCGGAGTCCCCCTGGGTGCAGGTTTCCGGCAGCTTGCCGGTGCTGACGGTGAAGTTGCTCAGCGCATAGACGGTCGGGCCGTTCTGGCAGATGACCTTGTAGCTGTAGGAGCGGTCATGCCAGTAGGTGTCGAGACGGCCCTTGCACGAGCCACCAGGCCACGAGACCAGGACTGGCTGGTCGCTTTCGGTGTAACGGTTGGGAGAGCTGTTGCATTCGCAACCGAACAGGACGAATGTCAACAATACAAGTAGGAGTTTTTTCATGGGATTGTTCCTTTTGATGAAATATAGCTAAAAGTTCTTGATTTCGTCATAAAGCCCGGTGAAAAGCTGTCTCATCGCGGCGGGTTTCGAGTCGGCAAGGAACTCGTCATACCAGTGTATCGCCGGGGTGTCCTCGGTGTCGCCCTTTCCGCGGTAGAAAATCTCGAAACGCTTTTCCTTCTCGTTGCGCCGGGCCACGAGGATGTCCTTCTCGTAGTCGTCCCCGTTCTTGGTGAAGCCGCTTTCGAGAAGGTATTTTATGAGTTCTTCCGGTGTCATGCGGCTACCCCTGGTTGGTGATCCACGGTGTGTGGTCTTCCCTGCCGTTGTCATAATAAATCCGGTTGCCGACGGTCACCGCTTCGGCACCCCATGTCAGCTGCTGGCCGAAGATGTGCATGAACTCGAACAGTTCCAGGCGGTACATCTTGCGGCCCTGGAAGTTCGGGTTGGGCATCAGGGCCCTGTGGTTGGCGAGGAATTTTTCCAGTTCCGCCTGGACATCTTCCTTGCCGTAGAGCTGTTTCAGGTGGCGGGTGACCGCGTCGAGACCTTTCTCGGTCAGCTCGAATAAGACGTTCGTATTCATCTTGATTGTTTCAATCATTTTACATTCCTTTGTGTCTGGTATGAGGCTATATACGATTTCCACGAATCCGCAATCGCGGCCTTGACTTTGTCCATCCGTTGCTCTATGCTCGGGACGCTGCCGGCAAGCCTTTGCATGTCCCGGCTGCTATACTTCGGCATTTGCCGCCTCCTTCACGCACTTCTCGATATAGGCGCAGTGCTCCTCCCATGTCGGGAGGCCGGGGCCGTCGACGTGGCCGAGGTTCGGGTGGGAGATATACGGGCTGTAGCCGTTAATCATGGCATAGCGCTGTTCGACTGTGAGGTTTTCGTTCCGGGCGACATCACGTTTCCAGCGGACGTCGTCTATGATGCTCTCCGCCACCGTCCGCGGCTTCGGTTCCGCTTCCTTGAAACGGTCAATGGCCATCCACCGGTAAAATTCCGCGGCATCCTTCGGGTCGGCGAACATCTTTTCCGTCCACCACTCACAGTGCTGGAAGAACGTGTCGCCGGCTTTCGGCACCTTGCGCTGTACATGGAACGGCGTGTTCGGCGTGCCCGCTTTGACGTGCACCCGCCATTCGGTATTGCGCTCGTCCATCTCGGAAATTATCTGGAGCGCGGTTCGTCTCCACTGGCGTCTGAACTTGATTGTTGCCCATGCCAGTTCCAGGTCGTCCTTGAGCAGGATGAAGAGGGCGATTGCGGCAAGTATTGCATATACATATTTTGGCAGTTCCATGGCCGAAATATAGCAAAATTTACTATATTTCGAATATGAAGTTTGACTTGTCGAATTTGCGCATCCCGAAACTGGTTGAGGATCATTATAGGTGCCCGGACCGGAAGACCAAAGCCGATAAGGCGAACCCTTTCTGGCCGAATGTAATTCGGGGCGGTACCGGGACACTTGGCCTTCTCGAATATGGGTATAAGACCAACCGCGGATGCCTGTGGGAGGAACAGACCATCAAGATCGAGGATGCCCTTCGGCTAATGCGCATCCGGGTGGACGGCAACCGGGCGCAGCTGTCGATACCGCAGGTTTCTTCGGAATATGGCAGCTATGACTCGGAAACGGTATATACGCGAGAATTGACTGACGAAGGAACAATCAAGGATGGGCTGTTCCCGTCGCTCGCGGTCCGCGTCCGTGCATATCTTGACAAGAAGCCGGCCCCGGAGGGGCAATGTGCGTTCGATCCCTGGAATACTGATTATACGCACTATTCTGGAATTCGCGTCACCCCGTTTACACGGCGCAACAAGCTGTATGCCCTCGTTTACCTTTACAAGGTTCACTATGAATGGGACGACAAGTCCTCGCTGGGCGTATATATCGGCCACGAGTTCGTCTCCCCGCTGGAAGCCGACGGGGACGGCTACAAACTAGGAAAGAAGAGGTATAACCCGCATGCTTAACAATCTTGGAAAACAACCCAATAATGACCGTCTTGCATTGCTAGACTGCTGCAACGACGTGGAGCGCAAGATTTTCCGCCCGCTCCTCGACAAGTACCCGAAGGCGACCCTCGGCAAGTCCGAGTTCGGTGCCGTCCAGATCGAGTATTACGGGACGGCATGGAAGCTCGAAGCGTTCCTGGACATAATGGCCCCGGACGACGTTCTCAAGACGCTTGATGAAGCTCTGGCCGGAATTGATGAGAAGATTGCCCTCCGGGTAAAGGCATTGCGTGCGGCCTTCTTGGCACTCCACCCGGAGTGCACCGACGCCAAGGTGGAGCTTACCAACATCGTCGAGACGAACTATTCGACCCGTTACGACATGAAGGTCGTGGCAGTCCCACCACCGTTCGCGTCAATCACACTGAACATAAAGGTGGACCCGATGGAACGCGATGTTGACCCGTCATACGAGTGCCACCCGGAGAAAGTACCAAATTCGATTATCGGTCAGTGTCACGCACACACCAGGCCAGTCAAAGTAGGAGGATAGACAATGAGAAAGTTCCCTGAACTCCCGGACTTCGAGAAGCCCCGCAACCCCAGACCGTCCAACTGCCAGGGCTGCGGAGCCCTGATCGGCGGTGTAGGCATGACCTACATGCACGGTAAGTGGCTGTGCATCAACTGCACGGACCGCGAACGAAAGGGGCTCCCGCTGAAATGCCCCCGCTCCGTGCCGGGAGAAACCGAAAATGCCTAATATTCAATACGTCCCGCTGAACCCGAACCGTCTCTGGGCGGGAAGTGTCGCCTATGCCCTTTATAAGGTCTATCCGTCCGGCAAGAGGTGGCTCGTTGGCCACTTCTGCTCCCCGTATGACTACGAGGCCGAGATTGACTGGCTGGAAAGTCGCGAACCCGAGGCCGCGCCCATCTCGTACCGGGTCGAGGAAATAGGGTATTCCGTCAAGGGTGAAATCTGCGACTCCAGGAAATATGCCGACGCGATCATGGACCGGGCGAGGAAGCTCTACTACGCCCGCCAGGAAGCCATCAAGAGCTATGCCAGGTGGAAGGCCGACCTCGAACGCAGGGGTATCGACGAGCACAGCCTGCCGTTGAGCCAGCGCAGGATGCCACCGATGATAGGCACCAGCCTCACCTGGGCGGACACTATCCGGTATTGCTACATGGATTCCTGCACGGCGAGACCGAAGTGGGCCGCGGAGGGCAAGCGGGTCGAGGAGCTGATTTCCGCGGCGCTTGCGACGGAAGGGAAGCCCGAGCAGAACATGCACGGCATCGACTTCGCGCTCAGGTATCTGTACAAGAACGTCCCGGCAAACGGGCATACGCTAACGCCGAGGAACCGGGCGGAACGGAGGAAATTCGCCCGGGGCTGATCCTGCCCTGGTGTCAGGAATTACGGGTGGCCGCGTGCTGCCAGTTTTTGCTATATTTCCGGCATGAGTACACACGAACAGAGCGAGACCGTCCAGGTCTATTACCCCCTCCGGCTCGAACCGCTGAACGTCAAGGGATGGGACGATGACGACTATTCCGGGCCGTTATTCAACACGCCGGAAGAGGAGCGCCGGATCCTTCCCGACATGATGCTGGCATTCAACTGCTCCTACCAGGCAAGGAACAATCCGCACTACAAGCTGCCCGACGGAGTGAAGTCCCTGAATTACTACATGACGCTCGCCGACGGCATCGGCCTTGTCCTCTGCGTCAACTACGGCGTGGAGCACCGCATCCTCCACAATACCGAAGCGTTCAAGGACGCCCTCGCGAAGGCTTCCGAGGACATCGAGAGCAGCTTCGACTCCTGGCTGAACACCCACTTCGAGTTCAAGTCCGACGGTGTCAGGTTCGACGTGTGGGGAAGCGGGGAGCCCGTCAGGATTGTCGCCCCGGTGGGAGGCAGGGAACAGCTGATGTTCCGGTGGGACAGCCTCAAGGACATCGAGCATGTCGAATGGGCGCTCAGCTGCGACAACGACGCCCACAACATCATGT